TGGCGAGCTACGACGCGTGTCGCTCGCTATGCTCAGCGGTGGGGTACCCACTTTGTGGTGGTACCCATCGCTCCCTGACAAGGGATATTCCCCGCACCCGGGGGGTGCCAACACGGGAGCTAATTGCCGGAGGGGGTCCGAAACGGGAGGATCCTGCGCGGACAAGTTTAGTAGGGAACGAAAATTTTTGGGGTATATTTTTTTTAGCGCTGGTATAGTGATTATCTGTGTGGTGAGTATGGGTATTATGGTTGAGGAGGGGATGGTGTATTATGATTGAGGAGGCGAGAGTGGATGCGCTTGGTGGTCTAGAGTGATGGTGCTGTAGGTATGTGGCCTTGGTGGTGTGGGTTTGAGGAAGAGGGTAATTTGGTTGAGGGTGGTGGAAGTGGCGTTGGGTAATTTGGTTGAGGAAAGATAAGTATGTATCTTTGGTCTGAGAAGTTTCGACATAACTGTTTGGTATTTATCGTAGGATACGTGTTGCCCGGGATGGGTGGCACGTATTCGTTTTATATGTATCTTTGTGGTGCTGGGTTTTGAGCTTTTTCCCAGCAGATCATTTCCATTGGTTTATAGTTTGATTTAGGGTACGCGTTGTCTGGGAAGATAGCGCGTATCACTTTTATGCATATCTTTGCGGTAGGGGAGTCTTCCCCTCGTGTGTGCCATTGTTTGTATGCATCACTTCTATTGAGGTGGTGCATACTTCTTTATGTATGTATTATCTTTGCTGTGTAGATGATTGCTTCATCATATTGATTGTTTAGTTAGGGGTTACATGCGTCATTCTTAGGGGTGGCGCATGTTTCTTATAAAGTGGTTATATTTGCAGAGGAAAGTCTTCTATCATATTAGGATTATCATTGTTGTTAAACTGAGTTATGCGCATTGCCTGTATAGGTAGTGCGCATTTCTTTTGTATCTTTGGGTGTGGATATAATAGGTAATTGGCTTATCAAGTATAGCTTGATATTGGTACGCACTGCCTGGGAAGGTGGTGCGTATTGCTTTTGGGGATTTGAGGAAGGAGTGGTATCTTTGCTGTGTAATAAATCTTATCGTTATTCTTGGGCTGTGGGGTTAGTCCCACAATTTCCATTTCAAGTTTGTCTATCAGCTGTGCGCTACTCGGGAGAGTGGCGCATGGTGTTTTGGTAGGTTGTGGATTATATATACCTTTGCAGTGAAGGGTGGCGACCTTTCTGCATCGTATCTTATCTTTTATCTCTGGCCCCTCGGGGCGTTAGGGTGTGATCCAAAGGCTTGGGCCTGACTTTGTCGGGTGGCTGACGCTGAGGTGGTTCGATTCCCCCGCACTCTACTACTGACTGGTGCTGTAGGCACGCGTGACGACGCTAGGGTTTGATTCCCTACGGTCAGGTCTTATCACTGCTCTTTCCTCATGAGGAAGACAGTAAACACACATTGCGCTTGTAGGGCCCTATCCCCGAAGGCGATGGTCCGCGACTGATAGGTCGGTCATGCGGATAGTGGTGTGAGATGGCTGTATTTCTAGAGTATGGCTCGGTGCGCTTTACGACTCACGAATGGGGGACACCAAAAATCGTCCTAAGATCCCCTGCCAATCAAAAGACGCGTATCGTCTTCTTCATAGGGCCTAACCCCAAGGATGCCGTACAGGTCCTATAATGACGCTCACCTTTCCATAGGGTGGGCGTCGCCTTTTATACGCCACCACAATATCCTCTTTCCTCAGGCCATATCTTTATGCCTTACCTTTGTGGCATAACATAGTACGTACATATATGGCAAAAGATAATCAACCACAAATATCAGTACCTCTACGTGCGGCCGCTGACTCTACCAAGGTCAAGCGGTTCTACAGTAGTGGTAATGGCTCTGTCAACACTACTGGGTTTGGCGAGTATATAAGCCAGTCCAACAACGTGGCCAACGATACTGACACCGGGGACCTTGCTTCTAAGCTGGCTAATGCTGGGGCTATTGGATCTATAGGTGCTACGCTAGCTGCTATCACAGGTAGGATAGGTGTCAATGCTGCCTACTCTGGTGGTAAGACCCTTGTGAAGCCCATTGCGAGGACCGCCTATGGTGTAAAAGCTATTGGGAGGAATATCGCTGATAGGGTCATGAGGAAGGAGGTAATAGTTCCTATCGGAGAGAATGCCGCTCGATATGCAAGTGAGGCTGATAAGGCTGGCTCTTGGTTTGGTAAGGCAGCTAATGCTGAGGCTGCCATCGTTGGTGACAAGGCCCTCAAGGGTGGCGCTAAGCTGGCTAAGTTCGCAAAGTACTCTAAGTTCATCAAGTGGGCTGGTCCCTTGGCTACAGCCGCTGATGTGGGGATTTCAGCTATAGCCTCTAACGCCGCACTACATGGGAAGTACGATCCTGAAAAGCTGCCTAGGTATAACACCGGCGAAGTGGGTGATGATATACCTGGCTATAGGATAGGAAGCCATGCAGGTCTCGTCAACCCTAGTGGTGTTGGCAATAATGTTCTTGGTACAGCTGGTGAGTTCATACACGGCACCGCCTCAATGTTTGATGGTGCGAGCTCTCTACCTGGCAAGGCGGCCAAGGGGCTGGTAGGCCTTGTCGCCTCCGATGAGACGGCGACAAAGTACCAGAAGGGTATGGATGGTATTGTCCGCACGATGAAGGGAGCTCTTGGGGTCAAAGAGAATCCTCTTAACCTGGTCAAGAAGGCGGCTAGCATGATAACGGTAGAGGGCGACCAGGATGTCAACAAGGTTTATGGCAAGGATATGCGCGGTCGTATGATGGCAGACCTCTTCGTCAGAGCTAAGATGCGCGGCATGGAGGGTGTACCTAACTCTTACATGGCTGTTAACTCAGCCGAAGCTGAAGCAGCTAAGCTCTATAAGGAAGGTAAGCTGGAGAAGGCTGCACTGGACCAGACACCTGCAGAGATATTCTACAACCCATCTAAGGAGCGTGGCTACAACAAGGACCCTATGATGAACATGGCTGCTTACTACCCTGGTGATGACAGGTACCCAGTCTATATGCACACCCTCAGGCAGGCATACGCTGAGAAGCATGCAGGTAACAACCCCAAGTCACTTGAGTATAAGAAGTTCGAGCAGGTCTTCGATAGCTATCTCTCCTCAACCGCTACTAACAGAGGTGGCGAGAATGAGGACATCAGAGATGAGATAAGGAAGGAAGCATTTGACTACTACCACCAGAAGCGCAAGGCAGCTGCAGAGAAGCGCTATGAGCCTATCAAGAAATAGAATGTAGTATCTTCGTATCATGATCTTGGATAGCAAGACGCTAAGCAAGGCGTTACGAGACCATTACATCGCGGTAGCCAAGACCTATGGACTCTCTCCTCATGAGGTGGAAGCCATCTACAATGGGTATTGGTGCGCGGTGAAAGATATAATCAAAGAACGAAGCCCTAAAGCTGTGAATATCCACGGCCTGGGCGCATTTAGAAATAAGAAGAATGAAAGAAATCAAGACCAAGATGAAGGGCCTGCTCCTCAAGAGCTTTAAGCCCTCGTTCAATCACGTGGTTGTCTCACCTGTAGATGTGGATGTCCTCGCCGACTCAAAGTTCAAGGACAGCAAGATCCTCATGAAGTACCTCGATCCCAAGATCACGCCTATGCGCGTCATCTATGTGGGCACGAGCGTCAGGACCTGCGAGCCCGGGGATATCGTCCTTGTGAATATCATGAGACACTTCCGAGGTGAAGGTGAGCAAGCACACATCGAATTGCCAGCCCTCGAGATTGGCGGCGTAGAGTGTCTCATTGTGTCTGAAGGCGACCTCTATGGTGTTGCTGATGCAGAGATCCTGGAGGTTGATGTCGCCGCGCAGGAGGAGAAGAAGTCTAGCCTCATCCTTCCCAAGAATGAAATCATCATGCCATGATTAAGCTCTTCAAGAAAGAAGGGCTTGACATAGTGATCTCTGAGGAAGCCTACCTGCTGAAGCCCTTCGCGGATATCTGGAAGAAAGATAAGTCCAAGAATAAGGCTACCGCTCAGCTGGAGCTGGCTTTCATATACTTCTTCGCAGACCCCAGATCAGAGTACCAGATGTACAATGATCCTGAGGAAAGGACGAAGATGATAGTAGAGGGTTTAGGGATGGAGTCCGGATGGGCCCCATCCCCTCTCGTTACTGAGGCTATCACTTTCTATGAGTCGTTCAAGCCCGTATCAGCCAAGCTACTCGATAGCACAAGAGGACTCATAAATAAGCTCTCAGCATTCTTAGAGGAGATCGACTTCCATGCGGTGGATGATAAGGGCAAGCCCCTCTATCAGCCAAACACTATCACTAACACCATCAAACAGCTCCCTGCACTGGTATCTACTCTCAATGAGGTAGAGAAGACCATGAACTCTGATATTGAGGAGAGCTCAGCTATCCGCGGTAGCATGAGGAAGGCTGTGGGTGAGGATGCCTTTGACTTTAGTGACGATGACGATTGAGCTTAATGAATATCAGACACCGCTAGAGGTCCTCACGCCAGACATGCCTGAGGAGGTGAAGGAGCAGATGGATGACTTCATCCAATCTGTCCCCTTCATCCAGCACCTCATAAGCCCACACCGCAAGCGCGCTAAGGACCTGCAGCGTGATGAGCGTGGTCGTATCATAGTAGACATCGCCCATCCTCATATCCTTGAGGACATGGACTACTTCAGGCCTGCAGCTATACACTTCGAGAAGTACGGCTGCTACACCAAACTCAAGCCTAATACCAACCCTTCATCTCCCTTTGGGCAATGGCTCCGTGAGGAGACAAGAAGAGTCCTTGACGGCTACGTGCGTGAGTCTGATGGCGAGTGGATAACAGGCGACCTGTACTTTTACCTAAACTACAGTCCTATCATGGTCTCTAAGATCAGAGAGGACCAGCCAGGTGTAGCTGACCGCGTGGAGGCATTTCCTGAGATGTGGGAGGGTGTGTACTGGAGATACCACTACCTGTATCAAGCGCGTAATGGAGGTATGTATAATGCCTTCCAGGGTGGTAATCATGCCTTTGAGCTAGCTCGTCGTGGTGCAGGTAAGTCCTACTCTCTAGCCTCACTCATGGCTAAGCGTCTCCTTGTCGGTGAGTCTAAGAAGGTGCAGAAGCGCGTGACCAGCGTTCTTCTTGGCTATATCAAGGAATACCTGCAAGACAAGGACGGTACGCTCTCTAAGTTCGAGCCGATGATGAACTTCGTCAGATCTCATACCGAGTGGCCCAATAGTCTCGTGAGGAACAGCATGAGCGATATGATGTGGCGTTGCGCATACATCGATCCTCGCACAGGAGCGGTAGAAGGGAAGAACAACGTCGTCATGGGACTGCCTGTCAAGGATGATGACTCTAAGGCGCGTGGTAAGCGTGGTTGGATCTTCATCGAGGAGTTCGGTTCATTCCCTTCCCTCATCGACCTATACAACACCATCATGTACTCTGTTGAGGAAGGTGGTGTGACCTTCGCGCTTATCTATGGTGTTGGTACGGCTGGTTCTGATGAGTCTGAGTTCTCCTCAGCACAGGAGATCATGTACCACCCTGTAGCCTACAAGGTCTACAACGTGCCTAACGTCTACGACAAGGCCACAGGTGGTAGCAAGGATCGCTTCTGCTTCTTCTTCCCGGCGTACGTCAATCGTAAGGGTTGCTACAACATCGATGGTGTCTCTGACGTGACTAGGGCTCTCTATGAGATCCTGATGGATAGGTACCGTATCAAGTACAGCACGACCAACCAGGACACGCTGATACGAAGGATCGCGGAAATGCCTATCGTTCCTCAGGAGGCTATCCTGCAGGTTAAGGCTAGCTACTTCCCATCCCACGCCTTGAGAGAGAGACTGGCTGAGATCGATAATGACCCATCCTTCTATGCAGGTGTAATCTCCTGTGAAGTGTCGCGCAAGGGTTATGATGTGAGTATCCATCCTGTCAATGACCTTCCCATCCGTAACTTCCCATTGCCAGACAATAAATCTGCAGGGCATGTTGAGATCTTCGCTATGCCAGAGAAGGATGCTGATGGCAAGGTGCAGCAGGGTAGGTACATCGCGGCTATGGACCCATACGACAACGACCAGGCGGATACCTCCTCCTTAGGATCGTTCTTCGTCCTGGACCTCTTCACCGATGAGATCGTCTGTGAATACACCGGTAGACCTACATTCTCAGATGACTTCTACCGCACCTGCTGTGACATAGCTATCCTCTACGACTGCCGTATATGCTATGAGAATAACAAGAAGGGTCTCTTCGCCTACTGCTCAAGGTACAACCTCACGCACCTACTTGAGGACACACTTGAGTTCCTACGTGACAGGGACCTCCTCAAGGCAAGGCCTATTGGTAATGCAGCTAAGGGTGTGACAGCTACTGCCGGTATCAACGCCTATGCTAGGAAGAAGCTCGCTGAGTGGCTCGTCCAGCCTGTGAGTATAACAAGGCAGACAGATGAGGGTGAGGTCTACGAGCAGGATATGCCTAACCTATGCAGGATAAAGAATCGTGCTCTTCTTCAGGAGCTCATAGCGTGGAATGACATAGGTAACTTCGACCGCGTGTCAGCAATGGGTATCCTGATGTTGTACAGAGAATCAATGCTCATAAACTTCCAAGAGCATGATGATGAGACGCAAGAAGAGATTGATAGCAAGATGAGCTTCTTTAATCGCAATCTGCGTAGGGATAGGCGCAAGCCTTATCTTTAAGCCTAAATAGTCTATCAGGGTTAGTATGAACGAAAAGAAACAAAAGGGTGGATTTCCTCAACAGAATCTCCCTAATAGCAGAAAGACACGTGACTGGTGCATCCAGTGCGTGGACTGGGCGAAGGGAACATCCTCTGTTGCTTCCTCATCGTCCGTAAGGCATAGCATCGCAAGGAAGAAGATTAACTATGACCTCATCAATGGTATCGTCCATGAGGAGGATATGATGGCTTTCTTCAACCCCTATGACTTCGCTGATCATGATGCCCCCGGCAAGGTACAGCACTTTCCTATCATCAACTCTAAGATCAATGTCCTCCTCGGTGAGGAATCGCGTAGGCCCTTTGACTACCGTGTCATCGTGACCAACCCTACTGCGGTGTCAGATATGGAGGAGATGAAGAAACAGCAGGTGATGGAGAACATCATGGCTGTTATGGAGTCTGGTATCCAGGACGAGGCACAGCTCAAGGAAGCCTTCAACGAGATACAGCATAGGTACGCCTATAAGTGGCAAGACCTGCGTGAGATCCGTGGTAATGCCTTCCTCAAGCACTACTCCTCCGAACTCTCCCTACCACTGATGTTCAACAAGGGATTCCTTGACGCACTCATCGTGGGTGAGGAGATATACAGGTGTGATATCGTAGCTGGTGAACCTACTATCGAGAGACTCGACCCTATGAAGGTGCGAGTGTTCAAGTCTGGATCATCAGGTAGCATTGAAGATGCCGACATCGTTGTGGTGGAAGACTACTGGTCCCCATCACGTATCCTTGATGTCTATGGAGATAGTCTGACGAAGGAAGAGATCGACAAGATACACTCTGGCTCTTCCTCAGGACTTATAGGTGGTGAAGGAGATAACTTCACGGTCGCAGAGATGTTTGGTCGTTTTGGTATCCATTACTCTGGGCCTAACGATACAGCTATATACAACGGCACTACTGTGGCTTCCTCACTCACCCCTTATGACTTTGAAGGTAACGTGCGCGTCATGCAGGTCTACTGGAAGTCCATCAGGCAGGTGAAGAAGATTACCTCTGTCGATCCTATGACAGGTGCAGAGGTGTCTACGCTTATGCCTAGTGACTACAAGGTTGATGAGCTCGCTGGTGAGACCGCGAAGATCATGTACATCAATGAGGCGTGGGAAGGTGTGCTTATCGGTAATGATATCTATGCTAACCTTGGCCCCAGGAAGATCCAGTTCAACAGGCTCTCCAATCCTTCCAAGTGCCACTTCGGTATTATCGGTAGTGTCTATAACCTCAGCGACGACAAGCCTTATTCTCTCGTCGATATGATGAAGCCTTATAGCTACATGTACAATCTTGTGCATGATAAACTCAATAAGATCATCTACGACAACATCGGTAAGGTCGTGCAGCTGGATATGGCTAAGCTCCCCGGCAAGATGGAGTATCCAGAGTGGTGGTCCGTCCTGAGGAGGATGAAGATGGCTGTGACCAACTCTTTTGAGGAAGGGAAGGTAGGTGTTGCCAAGGGTAAGCTAGCCGGCGCACTGAACAACAACGTAGCTGCGTCTATCGACCTTGACCTCTCCTCATCTATCATGAACCACATACAGCTCCTCGCCTCTATCAAGGAGGAGATGGCTGACGTGGCTGGTATCTCAAGACAGCGTGAAGGTCAGATCTACAATAGGGAGACCGTAGGAGGTGTCGAACGCGCCACACTGCAGTCCTCGTATATCACAGAGTGGATATTCACTATCCATGAGGATGTCAAGAAGCGCGCGTTAGAGTGCTTCCTCGAGGTAGCAAAGATTTCACTACGCTATGGATCAAAGAAGTTCGAGTACATCCTTCCAGACCAGTCTAGGCAGATCATGTCTGTCGGAGGAGAAGAGTTTGCAGAGTGCGACTATGGTATCACTATTGATTCTTCTCGTGGGACGATGGAGATCAATCAGAAGCTGGATATGCTGGCTCAAGCCGCTCTCCAAAATCAGGCCATTGACTTCTCTGCTATCATCAAACTCTATCAGTCCATCTCTATCGCTGAGAAGGCAAGCATCATTGAGCAGGGTGAGCAGGCTATGCGTCAACGTCAGGCTGAGCAGGCACAGGCTCAACAGCAAGCTGAACAACAGGCTGCAGAACAGCAAATGCAGCTCAAGATGGCTGAGCTCGATCTCAAGGACCGAATTAGTCAACGTGAAGTGGACGCCCAGCTTGAGATTGCTAAGATGAAGGAGGCGTTTGGCTTCGGTCAGACAATCTTCCGTATCGACGATGACGTGTTCTCTGAGGAAGAGCAAAAGACTCTCGAGCAGTCCGATAGGCAGTTCGATGAGAAAATGAAGCTCGAGAAGGAGAAGCTCGCGGCCAACAACAAATACAAGCAGCGACAACTGGAGATCCAGGAGCAAGCTGCAAAGGCAGCCAGTGCCAAGGTGGTATCTGGTAAAAAGAAGTAGTTAATATATGAGTAACATTTTCGAGTTAAGGGACAAAATGAGCTCCCTTACAGGTAGGAGGGATACGGACTTCCCAGAGTCCGCCCCACTCCGAGGAGATGAGAAGATTCCTATCGTGCAGGGCAACGTCAATGTCCTGGCCACGGTAGCGGACCTCCTCTCTGTGGATCAGTCAACCTACCACTCCGTGCCTCCTAGCGTACGGACTATCGAAGCTCTGATGGATTACGTCGACAAGAAGCAGATCCCCTCGTTCAAGACGGCGGGATCTGTCTACTCATACTTCGATATGGACTCAGGTCTGTGGGAAGTGGTGAGGTACATCGGTGCGTCGACGCGATCTGAGGATGTTAAGAACGTGGGTAACTGGGAATGGCTCTCCTCAGGATCAAGTTCCTTCAAGGGACTCTTCGGCACCAAGCGTGAGCTTGAGGTAGCTGTCCGTCGTCCAAGGGTAGGCGATCACGCCTTCGTGGGTGAGACGCTCGTCACCTCCACGATGTACAAGTGTCGTCTTGATGGCTTCTGGGAAGCATCAAGCACTAATCCCTTCCAGGACTTCATCTCCGGGCAGGGATACATCGTTTCTGAACCTACCGAGTATTTCGGTGCTCCTATTGAGGAGATCATCGCTGACAGGGCTATCGCCGACAGTGAGGGTCATGTGATCTCACAGACCTATGTCACGAGGTGTATGCTTGAGGAAGCAGTGCAGTACGCAAAGGGTAACATCGGTATTGAGGATCTATCCCCTGAGGTCATCGCTTACCTCATTGGCATCCGTACTACTGGCATCCTTCCTAACAGTGAGGACCTGAAGTTCAACGATAAGAATGAGCTGTCCTTCGCTGACCGCAAGGCTTCAGAGACCGAGTATCTCGGGTATGGGTATGTCTACATGAGGAAGAACATAGTCGACAAGACCAACCTCCTCGAGCAGCACATGATCGATAAGGAGAACACCATCTACGATGTTCGCTATACCTACGATCTTGATGGGCAGACTATCAACATCCCTAGTAATACTGTCCTTGACCTCACCAGCGGTGGTGCTTTCAAGAATGGTAAGATCCGTGTTGGCGAGAACGTCGTCATCAAGGTCTTCCGTATGGACCAGATCTGTGTCGATGTCGAAGGTGATCCTAAGTACATCGATGCTGTGAGGAAGGGAGACAAGGGTGATCCCGGTGAGAAGGGTGCTGATGGTGCTCGTGGTCCACAGGGTCTTCCTGGTCGTGATGGCGCTCCTGGTGCCCCTGGACGTAACGGTATAGACGGTAGGCCCGGTCGTGATGGTCGTGATGGTATCAACGGCTCTAACGGTGCTAATGGTAAGGATGGTGCCCCTGGTATCACCCCAAGGCTCAAGGTAGAGGATAACAAGCTCTATGTGTCCTACGACAACAAGCAGACGTGGGAATGGCTGTACACCTTCACTAGCGGTGGTGGTGTAGTACCTGCACCTGAGCCTAGTCCTACGCCTGATCCTACACCTAAGCCTCCTACGCCACAGCCGGATCCCACTCCTGATCCTCCTCAACCAAAACCTGAGGAGCCTTCACAGCCTTCGTGCTCTACTGTCTTCCTCAACCGCGCAGACTACAACCTTGCATCTTACCACGACGGACTACCTGAAGGTATCTACGCATATAGGGTCTGTGTAGAAGGTAACGCGAAGAGGAAGGATCACGGAAAGGTTCTGACCGTAGAGAGACTGCCTCTGCAGGATAAGCCTGATGAGAGGTGTGGTCCTGAAGAGTTTGTCAGTCCTATCATCGAGGATGAGATCTCTGTCGACTATGTCGATGTCGTGCAGTTCGTAGAGGACGTTGTCCCCAACGGCACTCGTGGTGTCCTCTCAGTGCTCCTGAGGAAGGGCGAGGCACGTAGGTACGATGAGAAGACCATTGATGCTCTCCTGGATAAGTACATGCGTCTTGAGCTCGCTACATACTCTCTCTGTGAGGTTGTGAGGGATGGTCGCACTACGCTTGTCTACAAGCGCGTACACATCCTTGATCCTATCAACAGGGATAGAGATGTACTCTGCAATGTCGTAGAGAAGGATGCTATCGTAAGAGAACTGTCAGCAAGAACGTCTAACTACCCATTTGTCAAGTATGTCAAGAATTAGAATTTGCAGGATCAACAAGCCCGGACATCCTCTCCATGGCCTTGTTGTAAACTACCGCAACGCCGACGAGAATGAAGGTGGCGGTGGTGGTGGAGGTAACGTCCCTGTAGCTACCGACAAGGAGGCTATCAAGAGTCTTATCTCTGAGGAGATGTACAGTGGTCACATCGGCGTAGGTGTACATCTTGTCGCGCAGGCTGAGGCTACCAATGACGGCATGAACAACGCTGTGGTGCGTCCTCAGCTTGGATCTTACCTCGATATCACTGACGAGACCTTCAACAAGCTGAAGAGCAATGTCAGTAGGCTGAAGATCAGGTGTGGTGACTTCGAGAGCTCCTTCAGGTTTGACTATAGGCCTTACCTTGATAGGGAGACCTATGACTTCCCTGACAACAAGACGATTGGTAACTTCGATCTCTACGGCTCTGCCGGTAGGAGGCTTCACATTGACGAGTTCGTCTGGGGTCAGATCCTCAACAACGCTGTTCGTGAGGAACGTAGGACGAATGTATTCATCCCTAGTGGCTCAGGCGAAAGGGACTTCTCCGCTATCACAGCAAGGAGGGTAGCACCAGATCGGCTTAACAGGATCGGCGACCTGTCGCTCAAGAGTCCTGCCATGATTGAGAAGTTCGTTCAGTCGGCTGTGCCACTGCCATACGGACGAGCTAACTCAGCCATCCTCTCTAGGGAAGCTAACTGGGGTGATCTCATGATGCCTAATACCAACGCATCAGGTTATCCAACTCAGGAAGTCACGTACACCATTGAGTTCCTCGATGGCTCCTCCTTCTCTGGTAGTGCCACTGTTGAGCTGCGCCCCACCTTCTCCACCTACACGGCTACCAAGCTCCTGAGGAAGGATGAAGATGGATGGAGGTATGGCTTCATTAAATTCCATGCGTAATGGAACTAGCATTCCAAATCATAGTAGCAGTAGTAATACTAGTAGTAATTTTAAGTATGGCTAGATACAGAATATGTAGAATAGTAAAGCCTGGGTCTCCTCTCAACGGACAGATCACTAGCAAGACTCTTGTTACTGATATCCCTAAGGAAGACACAAGCAAGCCAAGGCCAGGTGAGCGCGTCTGGATGGACCTCAGCAATGGCGGTTCCTCTGCTAAGCCCATCGAGAACTCAGAGCAGTTCTTCAAGTACAGGGTCTTCTCTTCGAGGTTCACTACAATTACCCAGATCCTGGTAGAGGCATCTACCTACCTCGCTAAGGAGAAGGTAGGTCTAGTGGACTCTATCACGCCTAGGTTCGGTCTCATGGAGGCTGACAGCAAGGGTAGCCTCAAGGCTGTCGTAGGTGAAGACAACGCAGGTATAGCTTTCACAGCTCAGCTTGGTCTTGACACCGTAGCTGTAGCTGCTGCTCCTCAGAACCTCACCCCAGTGTCAGCTCACTTTGTCAAGCTCTCTAAGAAGAACATCGCCGACAGAGATCGATTCAAGACCATGGCTCCAGCTGAAGCGTTCAAGCAGCTTGCTAAGGAGAAGAACATCCCCAGCTCTGAGCTGGCAGGTAAGCAGCACACGACGCAAGACTACAACTTCAGGCTTCCTTATGCGCAGTCTGTAGATACGTCAGTCCAGTCTGGTGGGTACATCTTTACTGAGCATCGCCTTAATGTAGATCCCAAGTATGGTAGGCTCTCGTACTTCGTGATTAGCGACCAAGTGAATAACGAGCTTATTGTTTCAACTGGTCAGTTATAATGAGTATGGATACGGAAAATAAGAATCCAATAAGTGAGGTGTTCACCTCTGAGGGGTATGCTACCGCGCTCAAGATTAGTCCTGTACCATACATCACGAGGCGTGAGGAAGGATCCGATTCTGTAAGTGCTATGATGGATGATTATCCCAGTATGATACTCTCTGCATTGCCTAACATGATCTTCGTTGGTCCTCCTAATCTCGTGCCTAACGACTTCGTGTATTTCGATGCTACACACAACTACGGGAATGGTGAGAAGGCGTACAGGTACAGCTATAAGGGTAATCCCTGGGAGAGGCTTGTCTTAGACATGTTCTCTGAGGGCAAGCATGTCTATCATCGTGAGATTGACTTTGCTACTCTCCTCACCTTCGGTGTATTTGAGTCTCCTGTCACCTATGATTATCACATGACCACGCCTGAGGTTCATAAGGTTATTGGTGGTGGACGCAATGCGTATGATAACCCAAAGGTGTTCCAAACCCACTTCGCTATGAAGCTGAGGAGAGGAGACGAGGATACTGATACGAGGATTCCTATCTTCAAGGAGATGCAGGACTACCCTTCGACGTTGTTCTACAATTCGGCTGTCGAGTCAGATGATACGACGTACAATCAGTACAATCCACTCTTCGGCGGATACCTGCGTCTTCTCTATGCTCTCCCAGGGAACGATCACTCTAAGGCTATCATCAGGCATCTCGTAGAGACGCTGAAGAGATATCCTATCGCAGGAGAGATCACCAACCTGTTTGGCAGTGAGAACATGAACCTTGGTAACTTGTCTATCGATGAGTTCCAGAATGTAGGTAACCACGTGCCTGAGGATATTGAGGAGGTAGTCATGACCATCCAGGGCAATGAGACCAACTCTGTCAATGGTGGTATCAACGCTAGGGCAGCTTTTGCCTACGCAAAGATCAACCCCACCATCAACATCGTTAGCGGGCACATCAACAACTGCCATGCTATGTTCATTGGTGCGCGAGGTACAACCACTAATCCTGAGAGGAAGAAGAATGAGGTGTTCTTCTCTCCTTGTAAGCTGAAGATCAACACCAATGGTCGTAAGAGTGGTAATGATGCTGGCAACTTCTTTGGCATAGTTCCAACGACCATCGCCGACTGCTTCAAGTTCTCCTACCTCAACCAGAAGAGCTATGACCAGTTCTTCCTCAACGCTGACTTCAGGCACTGTAGGGACTTCTCCAACGCTTTTGCTGAGCAGGTCTTCAACAGGGTCTTCAACGCTGAGGAGGATGGCTTTGCTCCCGAGATGGTAGGGCACAGCTCCTTCGGTGACTACGGTAAGATCACTATTAAGGACCCAGCACTCTATAATGATAGTGGCGTTCGTAAGGATTTCATTACTGACGACATGAGGAGCCAATGGTTCCCAGCTATGGGTGAGTACGGAGAAGGTGACAAGAGGTGGTCGGTCAATCCTATTGGTGGTATCACTGGTATGTGTAAGTACTCTCACGTAGCAGTTATCGAGCCGATCATCAACTGTTACTATCTTTATACTGATGCTCAGTTCTACCAGGCCTTCCACTGTCCTCCTGGTCAGGTCAACTGGCCTGGCTATCGTGGCCTGAGGAGCCAGATACAGAGTGTGAGGCTGAGGAACCTCGGTAATCGCAACTTCAACTTTGCAGGCACCGTTACCGATTGGGGTACCACTAATAGCCCAGACTGGAACCTTGAGTCTCTTGACAGGGAATCTGTAGTCTACCTCCTCAACAACATGAGGGACCAGTCACCATACGTCAATGGTAGGGAGGACGAGCTCTTCCTTCTTGGCTCTTCCTTCACCCTCAGGATCCCTGAGAAGTGGGAAGCCTACATGACTGGTTACATGGTTGATCAGCTCATAAGGAAGGGATGGAGAGTCTATATCGGTAATAACACTAAGCACCTTGGAGAATACATCGTATGCACTGAGGAGGAAGAAGAACCAGATCATTTATAGAATATGAGTTGCGGATGTAACAAGGAGGTATATAAGCGACCTGAGCGTGAGCCTAAGAAGGTCCACGTCGAACAGCTTTACAGGCGCATCGATCAGACACCTTGCTCCATGGAGAGTAAGAGAGCCGTCTATCCTCAGACCGTCATGCAGGCTGTCTTTGATGGGTACACCGGCAAGCGTCTTGATCATGTGCTCACCATGGCCAACCATATCTATCTCCCATGGCGAGGCTGCCTCAAGGATACCCTTAGGCAGATCCCTCGTGGCGTTCGTCGTCGCGGGCTCGTCATCACTACGGTAGATGGTTCAGGTCAGGTTATCACGAGGCAGTACACCGGCTCCTGCAGCGATGGCTGTAAGGAGATCACCAATCCTAGGCACTGGTCTCCCATCGGCGCAAACAAGGATACGTTCTACAAGCCCTACAACATCAGGATGCAGGGTCAGAACCTCATCACTGAGTTTGTCGACGACCGCGGAAAGCTCCACGCTCTTCAGACGAAGATCGATGGTCTCTTCAGGTATGAGGTGAAGACCAGGGCATTCCTTGGCGCACCTGAGATGGCTGAGGAAGGAGTGATCTACCTGGTGCCTAACGATGATGCTCCCGGCACGTTCCGCGAGTTCATGAAGGTTAGCTACATGCGTAATGGCCAGCTCGTCCACAAGCTCGAGCAGTTTGGTAGCGCCTCGGGTATCTGCCAGCGACAGGGTGCTCCTGATAGGAGTCTCAAGAGCGTAGTCTACGAGAACGGTGAGCTTGTCTTCCGTGTAGGTCTTAGTCCTGAGATTGATGCTGACGGATCACTTGACGAGGTACTGCGTGTACCTTTTGCTGTTGAGAACGGTAACCTCGAGGCTCTGGAGCGTAGGGTGAAGGTTCTTGAGAACAAGGAGGACAAGGATACGATCTTCAATCCTTCTTCTCTCCTCAAGACCATTGAGGACCTGACGAACGAGTTGAAGGCTGTCAAGGCTAAGCAGGCAGAGCTGGAGCGTAAGCAGGATGTGTTCGCTGTCTCTGGTGAGTGGGTCAATGATGACACTATCAAGATCATCAACAACAACGGTACTAGCTTCCTCATCTCCAAGAATGTCGTGCAGGAATGGCGTGAGCTCCCAGCTAAGACGACCTTTGATCCTCCTCTGCCTGTAGAGTGGGACACGGCTACCGATCCTACACTCTACGCTGACGAGTCAACTGTCGTACGCACCGCAGTTCTCGGCAAGCGAGTCGTGGTTGAGGAAGAGCTGTATCGCAATGGCCAGCCTACTGGTACCAAGCGCACGAAGAGCGATGTGCACACCCCAGGTGTAGCAGAGATGCGCAGGCGTGGTGCTAAGAAGCGTCCTGTCGTCACGACGCAGGTAGTAGTAGAGAAGGAGCCTATTCAGCCTGGACCTAACGGACCTGACCAGTACGACAATAACGCCTATGAGGATGTCATCGTCACCGTACAGCCTGTTGTTGGTGAGCGCCAGCGCAATGTCACCTACACGCTCATCGATGGTGTACGACAGGGTAATCCTCAGTACGGCGAGTGGACTGTCACTAAGCCTGCTAAGCCAGGGTACAGGGTCGTAGGTAGGAAGAAGAGGCCAGTGGCAGAGACCTACACGACTTACCTCGGTAAGTACCCACATAGGAGCGGTGTCGGTGAGGAAGGACATCCTATAACATCTGCAGACCTCAAGGGGCTTACAGCTACTGTAGCTTCCTCACCTGCAGAGGTCTTCAAGGAGATCACTGTGGTGTCTCACGAGAACTCTAAGTTCTCCTATGCTTATCCCAAGAGTCTCGGTCCTGTGACCAAGATCATCGATGGTTCCAATGATGACATTAGGGAGAACTTCGATGAGACCACGGTGAGCGTTGATGGTGTAGACTATCTCGTCTATACGATCGCTGCACCTTTCGGCTCCACGAGAAAGCGTCAAGAAATCCCATTCACTTTTGTTAAGTAATAAACATGGCAAGTAATTTCAAGAACATAGCCATCACCTTTGGCTATGAAGGGGATCTCCCCAACTTCGAGCGCGACCAGTTCGCCACTCTGTCGGATATGAAGCAGGTCGTCGACACCATCGACGAGGGTCACATGTCCTTCTGTAAGGAGACGAAGAAGCACTACGTCTTCCACTCTTCTAACACCCTCGATGCAACGACCGGTAAGTGGAGGGAGATCGCTGACCCTGCCGAGGTAGCTGCAAGCAAGCAGACCATCGAGGCTCAGAAGACTAAGCTCCAGTCTATCGAGGGCACCGTCAACCAGCAGAAGCAGACCATTAGCCAAGCTAAGGGTAAGGCTGATGAGAACGCTGGCAAGATCGCTACCCTTGAGTCTACTATCCAGCAGCTGCAGGCTAAGATCACTCAGCTGGAGTCCGCTCCTGCGCATGAGGATCAGATCACTTTCCTCAAGTCGATCGCTGAGTATGAAGCTCTGCCTACGGAGAAGAAGAACAAGGACAAGCACCTCTTCGTAATCGGTAAGACTACTGAAGTATAAAGACCATGAAGGTGAACGTAACCCTACTGTTGATAGCTATCACGTTATCGGCGGTAGGGTACGCCTCCTTCCTCAGGAACGAAAACCACAGACTTCGCATTGAGGAAGAGAGAGCGTATGGAAATCTTCGCGCGGAGATAGCAGCATCAGATAGCTTGAAGAATCAGAGCAAGCTATACAAGATGACTATCGACGAGCTTGAGCAGAGAGGAGACAGCATCAGCATCGCTCTCCTCAAGACCAAGAAGGAACTCAAGGTTAAGGATAAGGATCTAAAGGCACTCGCTGAGTTCAGGTCCTCATTCGTCACTAAGGATACCTTGGTTCTCCGCGATACTATATTTGCCCCTGGAGTCTCCGTAGATACTATCTTAGGAGATGAGTGGTACAAGCTGAGCTTAGCATTACGCTATCCAGATACTCTAAGAACGGACCTGTCGGTGTTATCAAAGAAGCACATCGTAGTACATACGCGCAGGTTTATTCGCAAGCCATCGAAGATCTTCTTCATCCGTTGGTTCCAGAAGAGAAGCACGGAGGTCATCGTTGACGTTAAGGACTTGAACCCCTACATCAGTGAAGAAGGTAGTAGGTTCGTTGAGATCGTAAATTAAAGATGCATGAGTTTATCGTTAGCAGTATTATCAGTATAGTCACCTCGACCATCAGTGCCTTCGTGACGTTCATCTTCACCAAGAAGAAGTATCAGGCGGAGACAGGTGCTATCGAGGTAGCTAACATGAAGGAGAGCCTTGAGTTCTATCAGACGCTCTCCGAGGACAACAAGAGGAGGTTGATAGTTCTCCTTGAGGAAAACGAGAAACAGCGCGAGAGCATCGAGAAGCAGCGCGAGGAGATCAGTAGGCAACGTGATGAGATCTCAGATCTCAAGGCGCAGATCGCCGAGCTGGCACACCTCGTAAGGGAAGCGACAAAGAACGCCGATGCTCACGCTGACCAAATACCCTAAGCAAATGAAGATAGAGTTAAAGAGAGTAGCGCTCAAGGATACATACACTATTGGTAAGCTGTATATCGATGGTGTGTATTTCTGCGATACGCTTGAGGACAAGGTCAGGGACCTGAACGAGAATGGTAAGTTTGACAATGGCGAGCGTAAGGTGATGCACGAGACTGCTATCCCTTATGGCAAGTACAAGGTCATCGTCAATATGTCACCACGCTTCGGTAAGGAACTTCCTCGCCTCCTCAATGTCCCTGAGTTTGACGGCATCCTTATCCACGCTGGCAACAACAAAGACCACACCTCAGGGTGTATCCTTGTGGGCAAGAATAAGGTTGTTGGTGGACTCGTGGACTCTAAGGCAACGTCTGAGGCTCTCACAGCCCGCCTAAAGGCTTCTCAGCAAAAAGGTGAAGAAATATATATCTTTATCACGCGAGGCTAACAGAGCGCGTTTCTGAGCCTTGTAGTACATATTAAAAGAAAGAACATGAATCCAGAAGAATTTAGTCTTGCTTCATTCGGCCTTGAGGACGGTAGGTATGAACAGCCTACAGAAGCTCAGGGGACTTCAGACATCACTACTGGTGGTCCTGTAGGTCTTCCTGATATCTTCCTCAGAGGCGAGCTCAGCGAGCCGACACCGGAAGATGGCGGTAATGCAGAACCCGAACCTCAAGAAGCAAAGCAAGGCGAAGAACCAGCCGAACCCCAGCATGAAGAACCGGGCGTGGAACCTGTTGTTGAGGAAGGAGTAGAAGAGTCTAACCTCGGTGGTGATGTCTACTCTGCCTTTGCTCAGGACCTCGTGAAGGGTAACGTCCTAAAATTCATCGACCCCAAGGATATCAGTGGCGAGCTCACCCCAGAGCAGCTCTCAAGCCTTATCGATCAGGAAGCGGAGAACCGCGCTGGCGATAAGGTTAAGCGTTTTGAGGAGGCTATGGCTTCGAATGTCACGGTAGATGAGTACGCACAGTACTCTAACATCATTGATACTCTCAGCAATATCGATGAGGAGCAGCTCTCTAGGGAGAATGACGCGCAAGCTGAATCGACCCGACGTGAGCTTATCTACATGTCGTACATCAACAAGGGGTTCTCTGAGGAAAGGGCAAAGCGTGAGGTAGAGAAGTCTATCAATGCCGGCACTGATGTAGCCGACGCTATCGATGCTCTTGAAGACTGCAAGAACTTCTATGTAAGTTCCTACAACAATCTCCTTGCTCAGCGTGAGGCTGAGGTTAGGGAGCAGCAGGCACAGATAGAGATGCACGCTCAGGCTCTCCGCTCGGCTGTGTTAGAAGATAACCCATTCTATGAGGCTATTGGTATTGACCCTGCTATCCGCGAGCAGGCGTACAAGGCTCTCACAGAACCAGCATACAAGGATAAGTCCACAGGGCAAACTCTCACCGCGTTGGAATACGCTATGCAGAGTGACCCTGTTTCATTCTCTCGCAATGTAGGCGTACTCTTTGCGCTGACGGATGGATTCAAGGACTTGTCTAAGATCGGCCAAAAGGCAGTACAGAAGGAGGTCTCCTCAAAGATGTCCGCCTTGGAAGCAAAGCTACGCACGCCAGAGAGGCGTGGTAACTCGCAATTAGTCAGCAGTGGTGGGCCCATCGCACATCTGATAGATGGCACCCCTGTTAAAATCAGATAGTAATATATGAGTAAGTTAATTCAGAATGGGCTCCAGCCCTTACAGGTAGCAAGGACCTCTGGGTGGAATGGTCTGACGACCGAGAACCACCTCGCATCCATCGGCTATCGCTCTCCCCAGCTTCTGGCGGACTTCATGGTGAATCTTGTGTCACGAAACTCGAAGGGTAGTAACCTCGAGGCTTTCCTCCGCAAGTTCCCTATCAAGTACGTAGAAACGACCAACGACTACGAATGGGATGTTGTCGGTGGTTATAGGCGTAATATCCCTCTGATCCAGGCTCGCGACGAGAGCGGTGCGGTCATCGACGAGAACTACGGTAACGTCGGTCGCAACTTCTCTCCCTTCTTCCTCGTCTTCCCTGAGGACTACTTCTTCAAGGGTGAGATCATCATGGGTGAGAAGAACGAAGTCTATCCTCTGCATATCCAGGATCACCCTGTCAACGAAGGTTCGCAGGTTGTCTACCGTGTAGTCCTCGCTAACGGTGATGAGAATGGTATCCCTGCAAGGGAACTTCTGGAAGGTCGTAGGTTCAGCTACTCTCACACGATCATCGAGAGTGAAATGTCTCGTAGTGTTGGTGGTATCCGCTTCGGTGAGGCCAACAGGATGCGTAACACCTTCACGAATATCCGTCTTGACTACAAGGTCGCTTCTGAGCGTTTCGTCAAGGAGAACAGCGGTATGATGTTCCTCTACCCCTTCATCGATCCCGACAACGAGAACAAGGTTGAGATCAAGGAGGCATGGGTACACTACACCGAGTGGCTTGCTGAAATCCAGTTCCGCGAAATGAAGGCTAACATGCTTGCCTATGGTCGCTCTACCAAGGGTGCTAACGGTGAGTTCACGCTCTTCGGTGCTTCTGGTAACAAGATCAAGACCGGTGCTGGTCTCTACGAGCAGATCTCTTACGGAAATCAGCACTACTACACGAAGTTCAACATCGAGATGTTCGAACGCGCGCTGGTAGACTTCTCTGTCGACAACAAGGAGTTCGGCGAACGTAAGTACATCCTTCGTACCGGTGAGTATGGTGCTATCGCCTTCCACAAGGCTGTCTCTGACTCTGTCAAGGGTTGGTCTTACATCGGCGACGGTAACGCTCCTGCTATCACGAGGACGAACAGCCCTCTCCACGACAACGCTCTGGCTGCAGGCTATCAGTTCACTGAGTACCGTGCTCCTAACGGTGTCACGATCACTCTTGACGTTGACAGCATGTACGACGACATCGTCCGCAACAAGATCTCTCATCCCCAGGGTGGCACGGCGTTCTCTCACCGCTTCGACCTCTTCGACTGCGGTACGACGGACAACCCCAACATCCAGCTTGTACAGCCTAAGGGCGCAGAAGAACACCGCTCTGTCATCGTGGGTACGACGAGGTACAACGTCGCTGGCACGCTGATGCAGCACGCTCTTAGCGCTTATGGTGGTGGTACGTACCAGCACTCTGCTAACGATGAGGATAGCGTACACTTCACTCGCACCGCTACGATGGGTGTATGTGTCCGTGACGCATCGCGCGTAATGTCGTTCATCCCTTCGATCCTCAGGGACTAAGACTAACTAAGAATACATAGAATAGAAATGGCAAAGAAAGCAACCAACATCGAAGAGTCCGTCCTCGTGCAGAACGAGGGCGGGTTCTCGCTACCTAACAGGAGGGTCAATGTCACGATGATCCCCAAGAAGACACCACTGGTAACGAGCAAGAACCACGTTCTGGCTTCCGGTAGGGCTCCTGGGGCGACAGTGACGATCTGTGTACCTGTTAAGATCGATGGCTCGTACGTGCAAGTCCTCACTGAGGAAGAGCAGGAATGTCTCACTCGGCTCATGGGCCTTCCCAAAGATGCCCTGTCTAGCTATATCAGGGTGAATAACTACTGGGACAACTATTCCATCAGGCTCAACGCAGAGGACAAGTCTATCGATCTTAGCACTCCTGAAGGTTACATCGAGTATAAGGTCCTTGCAGCAAACAAGCATATCATTGCTACGTCGGCTGAGGAACATAGGAAGAATCCTGACTCTGAGCATCTGTACCTCCTGTCGTTTGAGGATGAGCGTGCTAAGCGTATTGAGGAAGAGGCAGACCTCTCTATCAATGCGATCATGCTCCTCAACAGCATTAGGGATGACCGCGACACCATGCGTGCCGTTCTCGAGCGTCTCACAGGCTCGTCGCTGTCTCTTAGGGTTGACAGGTCCTTCCTCCTCAACAAGCTCACTAAGATCGCACAGGAAGCGCCTAAGCGATTCATTGAGGTTGCTGGTAACGAGAACCTCGCTTCGATGGTTGTCATCAAGAAGGCTGCAGCTCTCAAGCTCATCTTCAACAAGGGCGGTAAGTTCTATCGCTTAGACAACACGCCCATCTGTAATGTTGATGAGGAGCCAACGCTGGAGAATGCATCAGCATATCTCTCGCGTCCCCAGAATCAGGAAGAGTTCCTGACTCTCAAGGCTAGTATTAAGGACGCAGAAAAGTAGGCTATGACGGTACAGGAGCTCTCTCACGAGTTTGATCTTCTCTATAATAACCTGTCGAGCAATGGTGCTCCAGGTCTCAGTGAGTATGAGAAGAGTCGTCTCCTGACAACAGCACAGGAACAGGTCCTCTCCGCTATCATCGGCGGGGAGGATCTCCCTGGTCTGGACGGCTCCGATGAGAACAGGTCTCGTCTACACACTCTCCTCAAGGACTATGAAGCTGTAGCGTCTGTCACAACGACCACTAAGGAGCTTAAAGGCATCCAGGGTGTGACAAGCTACTCTCGATTCTTTGCCACCCCAGAGGATATGATACAGCCTCTCTACGAATATGTCAGTGGTGTTGGCGGTTGCGCTATCACAGTAGCACCGGTAAGCCACGACAAGATTGCCAAGAGGCTTGTCAATCCCTTCTCAGGTCCAACCATCCAGCCACTGCGTCTCATGGCCGGTGACATGGTTGAGATCATCTACAAGAAGGATTTCTCTGGCTACTCTATGCGTTATCTTCGCATACCAAAGCCAATCATCTTGGACGATCTCCAGGATGGGCTCACAATAAATGGAGAGACGAAGGCTCGCACTAGTGAGCTCAATCCGTACCTCCACCGATCTATCGTTTTACAGGCCGTGCAACTAGCACGTGCCGCATGGAAATAATTATTTATGGGTTACAAGGTTAATCAGGTACGACAGGTCTATGTCGTAAATAAGGTTGAGCTGGCTACTGGCTTTGGTCCCACCGACCATCTCCCCGAGAAGGGCGACCTGGGGGAAGCCAAGCTCTTCATCAACGATGAGCATGGGTACATGTACTTCGAGTATCGCACTCACAATGGTGTCGTTCGCACCGACGAGATTCCTCTGGCGAGCATCAACAAGATCCGCCTGACGAAGAAGGAACAGCTGCGTCACCACAAGGACTGCTACAAGATCACTATCCCTGCTACGTCTCTCGCTCCTGACCAGGATGTCACGGTAAACGTAGACATCTTCGGTTCCTACACGAACACGCAGCTGAACAAGATCACTGAGTCTATCAACTTCAACTACGATGTGAACTCAAGTCTCGTGCAGAACAACTTCCTCCTCGCGGTCCTTGATCTTGCTAAGAGGCTGTACGAACAGCGTGAGAACGCTATCCAGGTCTTTATTGACACTGCTGGCACGCCCGACACGATCGGCACGCTCGTAGAGGTTAAGCACGATATGACCTTTGATGATCTTAGCGCTGCTGCTACGGCTATCAATGGTATCGTCCTCAAGGAGAACCAGACGTTCTACTACAACCCTGCTCACTCTGCTCCCACGTACAGGCTTAGCTTCAAGCCCCGTGTGACGATGTCTAGCTATGAGGACAACCCTCATATCGTCTGCAAGCGTGTCAAGCTCGACTACACGAACGCTGACAACTACGAGATCAATGGTCCTGTAGTAGCAGACATGGAGCGCTTCCACTTCGGTTTCCGTGGTGATGAGTACCAGGGTCTGGGTCACGGCTACAAGATCCCTGTGGGTATGGTAGCTGATCCTACGCAGGAGTACGATGCTCTGGATATCCACTACGCTCACCTTGGTTCTGGCAATCAGACCTACCGCAGTGAGAAGGATATCACGCTCTACGGCAAGCACGACGAGCTGAAGGCTCTTGTTGAGGGCAAGCTCAAGACGGCTATCAAGAAGGAACTCCATCCTGTGAAGGAAGGATCTCCTATTCTTGATGAATGCTAACCAACCTCATGTAGAATCTGGGGGTCATCTACACCTGTAGGTGGCCCCCTTATTTCTTAAAGACAAATGATCGAGATCAATGAATTGCTGGTAGACACCAGGGTAAATAAACTAATCATCGACATCAGCGTATCTTCGCTCTGTTACTACGATAACATGTGGCTGAAGAAGGTCAAGGTCACTGTTGGGGACAAGGTCAAGCACGAGCAGGACATCTCTGCCATCCCTGAGGATATTGCTACAGCTAACCTATGCCGTGAGTTCTGTGGTGTGCTCCCCACTGAGGCTGAGATGGCTCATAGTGACCTGAGGAGACGCAGAGCACGTCTAGAGCTCAAGCTGGACAAGATCAGCGCTAATGCTACTGATCTCTTCCTCATCGACGTAGAGCTTGCTGGTGCGCCTATGGAGAGCACACCATGTGGTCTTGACAAGAATAAGTTCCAGCTTATCACCTACGATGAAGGGATCTTCTATCGTCGTCTGAGGAAGAGCATAGGTGTTGGTGAGGAAGGTAAGTATAACAAGTCAGCTGTTATTGACACTATCCTCCTCATGGAGGGCATGCGTGCTGCTGTACGTTGTGGCGATGTCAATGCAGCTAACCGCTTCTGGGCTCTGGTTGCTGAACCTGTGGCTGAGGAGAAGAAGAAATGTAGCAGCTGCAATGACCGATAGAGAAATAGTAGACCTCCTGCTTGACTACTACGATTGTCTTAGCAGGGGCGAGACAAAGGACGACAAGGATCTGCTCATCGCTATAGAGGTAGCTATCATTGACAGGACCTCGCTAGGGCTATATGCCACGGTAGAGGAATACAGGTCGATGCTATCTATCCTTTCCTCAGAGCTATCTTTGTGTGGGGTTGACTTCGGCGCAGGCGATCTCATCCTCAATGACCCTGTAGAATCCAACAAGAGACTCAGGGTGACACAGCGTTGCGAGATACGCGTCGCTGATGGTACCTTTAGAATTGAAGTGTAATGGCAACGTATAGAGAACTCATATCCCTGATCACTGATCAGGTCAAGGGTGGCTCTGATGACTTCAGCTTCACCGACGCACACATCGCTTTCCTCATCGACAAGTACCGCGCGCTCCTTATTGAGAAGAAGTACAATGGTAAGGATCCTGGTAGCGAGAACAAGGTAGAGCTCTGCGTTAAGCTCAAGCTGAAGAGTGTCGACAAGTGTAATTGCAAGGGCGTGTTTGAGTCTGTCAGTGTCGACAAGCTACCCTCTATGATCGGTAACTACAGCATCGAGGCTGGTGAGCTTACTATCAGCTCAGCTAACACTGATAGGTATAGGCACGCACTGTCAGGTGAGTTCGCCTCTAAGACCATCTACGGCACTATTGGCGGTGACAGGCACCTCAAGCTCAAAGGTCTTGATCCCAGGATGAAGTACCTTGGTGAGGTCCGTATCACGTGTATGCCTGCATCCATTCCTGATAGGAAGCTCCTCTGCGATCAGTCTGAGGAAGGACAGGGTGGAGAATGCGCTGATAACTATGACATTACCATTCCTCTTGAGGAAGGGCTAGTGATGCCTCTCATAGACGCTGTGAGGAAGGACATCCTTTCTACGATGTACAATGCTGATGACTACAAGAACAACGGCATGGACGACCTCCCAGATATCTACACACTTGCTTCAGCTATCTCACGTCAGCTGAGGAATAGGAAAGCTAAGTGATGAAGAGTATCGGAAGTAAGGAGATCTATCCCTTCCTCAGGAAGGACCTCAAGAAGAAGGTGAAAAGAAGTATCTTCATAGACATAGTGAAGGACCTCAACGCCGCTCTCTTTGATGTCTTGCTTGAGGAAGGGATGGTTCGTCTACCTTTGGATCTCGCAGTCCTCTACCTTGAGCTCAGGGAGTACGAGCCTAAACTTGTCAATGGCAAGCTCACAGGGCTACCACCTATCAACTGGGCGAAGACCAACGAGATCAGGAAGAGCGGCCATAAAGGCTTAGTGAGGCAGGACTGGAAGCACAAGCTGATCCTGCGTAGCAAGAAGTCCATGAGGAGGCGCACAGTGATGCGTCATTACCTCTTTGAGTATTACAGGAGCGCTAAGACGCGTCTCCGCGAACATGAACAAAGACTAATATATGAACAGGTACATAGGTATTGATAGCCTCCTTTCTAGGTTGACCAGGAATCCAAACTTGGCTACCCTGGATAAGGAGGCTGTTGCTGAGTACGTAGCTAGCTTCACGAGGAAGTATGCAGAGCCCGATAGTCTGGATATCTACGAAGACGAGGTAGAGATCAAGTCTTTCCGTGGCAGGCTACCTAAGGACTGCCTAAGGCTTGAGTCGGTCCACTTCGGTCGCATGCCCATGAATGAGGTGAGGAGAAGCGGTAGGATCGGCAAGTACGAGTATTCCCTACGCAACGGCGTTATGCAGTGCGGCTTTGAGAAAGGCAAGATCGACATCAAGTATCTCGCTATGCCTGTCGACGAGGATGGCTTCCCCATGGTATATGAGGATGAGCTACTCATCGATGCTATCATAGCGTACATCAAGATGGATCAGTACAAGCTCCTCTTCGACAACAATAAGATCAGCAGGGAGTCCTCTCATCAGGCACAGCAGGACTACTCATGGGCTGTTGGGCAGTACCTCGCATCACAGAGGATACCATCAGCACAGGAGATCATTGAGATCGGCATGAGAGCAAGATTTTCTGACGTTGGTACGAGAAGGCGATGAAAGAGAAGGTTATCCGCCTAATGGCACGAGGCATGGCGCAAGACCACGCTGAGGCCAGGGCATCAAACGATTTGGCTTATGAGCTGAGGAATATCCGCATTTCCTCAGACGGCAGCAACACGCTCTTCTCTATAAGCAGCATCAAGGGGACGGAGGCTAAGAGCTCTGTCCCCGGACGCGTTGTAGCTACCACTGTCATCGGTGACAAGGCTGTCATCCTCAGTAAGTACAAGAAGGACGGTATGGTCTTCGTCTTCGATGGTGAGAATATCAAGAAGATCTACGAGACGGAAATGAACCTGAGCGACAACGTAGATATGATCGGTGTCGTTGAGCGCGATGATATCGAGAAGGTCTACTGGGTTGATGGTGTCAATCCGCTGAGGTCACTGAACATCCACGACAAGCGTCTGGCTACCAATCCTAACGTCGACTACATTAACAACACCTGGTCACTATCTTTTGAGGAAAAGGTAAATGTGACACAGAGCTGGGGACGTGGATCAAAGCTGCATAGTGGTAACGTCACTTACGTCTTCACCTATTCCCTTATGCACGGCAAGGAGTCGAAGATCTTTGCTGAGTCTGATGTCTACTACATCACTCACTCTGATGGTCGTGGCGGCTCAGGTGAGGACATCATCAACTGCTCCTTTGATATTGAGATCACCGGTCTGGATCAGAAAGCTGACTTCGTCAATGTGTATAGGATCCTCAGGACTAGTGAGGGAGGTACGCCTGATGTACAGCGCGTACAGTCCGTTCCTGTCAAGGGCAACGGCGTAGAGTTCCATGACTATGGCCAGCCAGGCATCAGCATCGAGCCACAGGCTATCCTGTATCTCGGTAGCAACACCATCATCGCTTCTACTCTTGCTGCTAAGGACAACACTCTCTTCCTCGGCAACCTTTCTATCCCCGGCTTTAAGTTGTCTGAGGAAGAACAGAAGACGATCAAGGACCACTATGCTGCAGGCGGCATAACCTTCAACCCTGTCGATGTGGAGCCTTTCAGGGCTCGACAGGCAGGTAAGGGTCACAAGGATATCTCTGTGTTGATGCCGTATGAGCATTACCCTGTAGCTATTCAGCTTATCAGTAAGACAGGTCAGGAGTCTAACCCTGTGCCTGTCGGTGTGTTCATAGCACCTGACTCTCCCTCAAGGCTTGTAGTATCTCCTCCTCCTGTGGTAGGGGACTACGTGGGCTACAGGGTCCTCATCCATTATCCATCGACGAAGGAGCGTAGGACAATCGCTAATGGCGTTCTCTCTCCTACCCTCTATACGGTAGCTGATAGGGAGGACGGTGTACCATACGCCTTCTCCTCATACTGCTTCAGGCCTATCACGCGCGATGAGCTGCTCCCAGAGAGTCTTGGTGATCTCACCGTGAATAAGTCTCTCTTCAGGAAGGAGGTGGACCAGCCGTTCTTCAAGTCAAGCTCCTCTACCGCTGGTCTTGCATCAGCTCAGGTAAGGGTGTGTGCTGAGATACAGACCTTCAATACCCCTGACATCCAGGACTGCTACGATGAGGATATCCAGCTTCACGTGAAGACCCTTGGTGCTCCCATCGAGTCATACGTCTACAGAGATACAAGGGTTGAGGAAGGGAAGTGGAGTGACATCTCTACTACATACGACCATGAGTCTCTCCTCAGGCCCTCATTGTCTACCACCATAGGATCAACGACGAGGCTTGAGCCAGGCTCTAAGATCCTGAAGGTGTCAAGCCTTGAGACCGACATGGTGGGTGTGGCTATTCCCCTCTTCTCTACCAAGGACACATCTGGCGGTAAGGTTGTCGAGAATACCACAGCACGACTCTCTGTGTATGGTAGGGCAACGACAGACGAGAGGATACTCAATGGCAAGACCTCTACATGGAGGAATGGTGGAGCATCACTGCAGAAGGTTGATGGTGACACGTACCTTGGCGAGGTGGACAAGATCCTCCCGGCTATCAAGGGTGGCGTGTCGCGTTTCCTCGGTGTTGATGGTAAGGGACAGGCTAGGTCAGTATCTAGTATCAGCGGTCCCACGAGGATGAAGTACGGCACGTCAGACCACTTCGTCGTCAAGCTCAGCAAGGATGACCTTGTCACAAACGAGGTCAAGCGTGATGGTCTTCCTACTAGCGCTGTGAGTGACTTCATGAATACCATGGAGGGCAGATGGTTCACACATGACTTCGATCCTCAAGGTGGTGCTAACCTCGGTGGTGCTAAGAACTGTTGGGGACCTGTCTCTATCGAGTTCCACGATGGTGACTTCCCTGATACGTCCTACGCTGATATAGCTACCACCTTCTTCTCGAGTGTTGAGGAAGTGAGAGAGAAGCTGTTCCCAAGCTGGCTTACCCTTGACGCTGATAACGGCAAGGAGACGTTCTACTATGCTACACCTCCCGGTGGTGTCTACTGGAACAAGCATGAGGCCATGGACGACAAGAAGGGGAAGATGCGCATCATCAGTCCATATACCAAGGACTCTGGTGATGTCATTGACTCTAACGGCGTACCATTCAGGCATTCGCTCTACAAGACTGACGCTACCTCTGTAGGTCTATGGCTTGCTTTCGTGTCAAGAGGACAGATAGCTAAGGGTGTGGGATCATCAAGCAACGACAGGGATAATCTGAGGAGGCTGATGAGAGAGATCCTCAAGGTAACAGCTGAGAAGCTCATGAGTAGGTACAACCAAGTTCCTGTCTCCTCAAAGAGTGTTGTCAAGGCTCCTCTTACCGGCTCAGTCCTTCCCATCGCTCTCATGACGAGAGAGGCTCCTGGGTATGACATCGACAGTCTCAGGTGGGAGTCCTACTCTTACGTAACGCCCATTGCTAAGAGTGCTACCGGAGGAGGTGACACCTACTACCAGACGACAACGCTCTTCAAGACTATCCCTTCCTCAGAAGCTAATAAGGTGACTGATATCATTGATATTCCTCTCCTCACCAGGGTAAACCAGCTTGGTAGGTATGACAGGAACATCGGCATCAAGACACCGCAGGCTATGAGTATGGACAACGTCAATAGGATGAACGATGTCTACAACGATAGGATGACCCTCAAGACGTACGACATCATCCCTGATTACATGCTTACGTCACATCACCCAGCGTCGTTCACCTGGAGTAAGACTAAGCAGAACGGAGAGTTCATTGACAACTACACGCACTTCAGTGGTGCATCTACAGCATCCCTTGATGGTATCTGTGGTAGTATCACTAGGATCCTCTCCTCATCAGACAGACTGTTCTTTGTACAGAGACAGGGCATAGGGCTCATCAACTACAACAGCAGAGTCCAGGTCCAAGCGTCTGATGGTGTGCCTATCGAGATCAGTAATAGTCGCAAGGTCGATGGCCACAGGTACATGTCTAAGGAGATCGGCACAGGTTCTCTGAGGAGGGTATGCCATTCCGCATCGGCCCTCTATCTCCTTGACGACCGCACCAGCACGCTTTACAGCCTCTCTGACGGCTTATCTCCCATCTCTAAGCAGAAGTCTATGCAAGACTATTTATCGGCCACCACAGGGGCTGTATTGCTCTCAGAGGGAGTTATGAATAGGATTCACGTCTGTACCAAGGATGAGGCGCTGTGCTACAATGAGGAGCTGCAGGCTTTTGAGTCCTTCTACGACTACAAGAAGATTGAGGAGATGTTCGTCCTTGGTCAGTCGGTCTACAGCTTGGCTTATGGGTATCTCTGGCATAACGAGTCGAAGTATGGTGCAGGTCTGTACAACCAAGCTCTTGACTGGTACATCCACTACAGGGTCAATCCTGAAGGTGCAGGCGAGGATAAGATCTTCACCAACCTCGACGTCCGTGGTGACACTTGGGATGGTGATAAGCTGATCACCCTTGACCTCACAGAGATGGACGTGTGGACGGAGTATCAGCGCACTATGGGCTATGGGATTACCTTTGTAAAGAACTATCCATCAGTGATGAAGGAGAAGTTTAGGATTTACAGAATACAGATCCCAAGGGACGCGCAGAGCAAGTTCAAGATGGATCGTATCAGGAATCCATGGATGCACCTCAGGCTCCACTCTAATGGTGGCTTGCTCTACAGGAGCATCATTCACGATATAACTGTTCACTATTACGAGTGATTGATATGACAGAATCAGAAATAAGGGCGGCAAGGGCGAGCCGTATCGCAGGTAAGATCTCGGGGGCTATCTCCGGGATCTCTGCCGTGCGTGACGCTTTCCTCACGTCCAGCAAGCTAAAAGATACTAGCGGTCTTGAGAAGGAAGCGCAGTACTATACAGGTCCTGTAGGCGCAGACAATAATGATGCCCTCATGGCTCAGTGGGAGGCTATCAAGCCACTTGAGTCCGTCTCCTACTCTCAGGTGAGAGATGACGGCAACGCTATTGGTGGTATCGCATCAGGTGTCCTTGGTGGTGCCGGTGCTGGTACCGCCTTCGGTCCTATAGGCTCTATCATCGGTGGTGGTCTAGGTCTCATCAGTGGTATTGCTGGTGCTTTCAAGGGTAGCGCTGATGCCAGAGAGCGACAGCGTCAGCTCAATGAGCAGAGGGCTATCGCCAACAATGAAGTAAATAGATCCTTCCTCACTGCAGCTCAGGCTGTGGATAGGAGTAACGACACCAGACTACAACAGCAGTTCTTCGCTGATGGTGGTGTCACTGAGTTTAACGCTGGTGGCACCCACGAGACTAACCCCAATGGCGGTGTCCAGTTCGGCATCAATGGTGAAGGCCAACCTATGTTGGCTGAGGAAGGAGAGATTAAGGTAGGTAACTATATGTTCTCAGATCGACTAGAAGAAAGCAAGGGTAAGAGCTTTGCCAAGGCGGCAAGGAAACTAGCTAAGTCCCTTGAGCAGCGTCCTAACGACCCTATCGAGAAGCGTAGGTTTGAAGTTGAGACGGCAAGGCTTGCGCAGAGACAGGAACAGATCAAGGCTATGAGCCAACCATCTCTTCCTCAGGGACAGTTGTTTGCCAAGGGAGGTGCTATCTCTCCTCTCCTCAGGTACGCTCCTGCAGCCCTCTCAGGTCTCAATGTCCTTCGTGATGCCTTCGGTGCGACTAACAGGGATGACTTCTCTAGGGCTGATAGGATCGAGCGTGAGTATGTAAAGACGTTTAAGGAAGCTCCTGTGAGGACACCTGAGATCGTCAAGGATACGTACAAGCCCTTCGACACTGACTACACAGCTAGCAAGATCATCGCACAGGGTAATGCCATCAGACAGGCTATCCTCAATGGCTCTGGCGGTAATGGCCTTGGTGCTACTGCAGGTCTCCTCGCAGCTGGTTACAACACACAGCAGGCTATCGCTGATGCTAAGATCAAGGCTGATGAGTTCAACGACCAGAGAAGGAGGGCAGCCATCGGCTTCAACCGACAGCAGGAAGCTCAGAATCTCCAGTTCATCCTACAGCAGGAAGCAGCTAACAGGCAGATCGCAGCACAGAGGTTGCAGGGTATTGAAAGGTCTGAGGCGATGAGAATGGCTGAGGAAGCAGCAAATGCGCAGGCTAGGTCTGCTAACCTCAACAACTTCGCTATGAACCTTAGCGCTATTGGTGAGACAGCCCTCAACAGGAGGCTGGTAGCTGCAGTCCATGGGTACACCTTCGATGATCTTGGTAACATCATAAGGACACCTGGGTACTCTCCAGACTATGCTTCTCCTCAGACCACGACACAGCCGGCTAATACTGGCACTGTCGATCTGACTAAGCTGTTCGACTGGACTAAGAAGTATGACCTATCTCTAGGAGCGAACCCTAGCGGTGTTGTATCACCGCCACTACAAGGGTTAGCCCTCCTCAAGAGACCTAAGTAATAGATATGGAAGAGTGGTGGCGAGAGTGCCATCATTCTTCCGTACCTTTGAAGAGATACTAATAATAATAGATAATGGCTAAAACGACAGTTACCACAGCGGTAATGCAGCCTACCTCCTTCGACCAGATGGCACGTATCATCGAGCCACTGGCCAGACGTGAGGAAGAGTACTATACTACCGCCATACAGTCCCATACAGACCTTATGTCGCTTTCCTCAGCCCTGTCTGCCGAGGATAAGAATAGTGACTTCTACAAGGGCACTATCGCGCCTATACTCTCTAAGCTCAGCGGTTACGCTGATAGGATAGCTAAGGAAGGTGTCGTCTCTGATGGTGCCTACAACAGAGTGATGATGCAGGACCTTGTTAAGCTCAAGGGCCAGTATGCACAAGGCGCTACCCAGCTCAAGGACGCCCTCACAAGGCGTGCTCAGTACAACGATATGGCTTCTAAGGCCAGGCTACAGGATCCCTCTGCAGTCGTCCTTGGTAAGGACCTATCCATCCAATCATTCATTGATGATCCCAACAAGGTATCACCTCTCCTCTTCTCAGGTGAGGATGCGAAGAGGCGTGCCTTCGACTACCTTGCAGCTTGGAGGAACAGTACACAAGACCTCAAGCTCATCGGGAACATCGATAGGCTTACTAGGATTTTGCGAACAGTAAAGGGGTCTAAGGCTGAAGATGTGTACAAGGCTATTGGCCAGCACTTCTCAGATCCCAAGAATCCTCTCACCGAGCTTTACAACCAAGTCCTTCACCAGGTCAAGTCCTCCTATGGTGAGGACATCAGGAAGCACCTTGATGATCCAGAAGCAAACTTCGCCCTTGTCCATGGCGTACAGCGTGGTATGATCGGTGCTGCAGGTGGTGATACAATGACTCCATTTGAGGATAAGGAGGCCATCATGAGGCTTCAGGCTAGCCTCTCAGCTGCTCGTTCTGGCGGTGGACGCAGGAACGGTGGTGGAGGAGGCGGTGGTGGATCTACCGATGAAAAGGGTGGGTCCATCGATGTCATTGCTCGAGGTGGTGGTGTAGCTGTCGGCTCTGCAGGTGTTAAGGGTAAGACGCTCCTTAACTCTATCTACAAGTCCGCAAAGGACAGGTTTTATAGGCTCCCATCTCCAGCAAGAACGCCATCGAACTTCGACACTATCCTCACCGAGTCATACATGAAGGCCTTCGGTAGCCAGAACCTCCCAGAGGTGGCTAAGCTCCTCAAGCCTGCAGGGTTTGCCTGGAACGGTAATAAGCTGGTTGCGCCATCCACTAGGTCAGCAGATGGTAAGGGTGTTCAGTTTAATCCCGACTTCGATAAGCTGGGCAGTACAGCTGCACTCAATAATAGGCTATATGCCATGACAGCAAGGAACAACGTCGCAGGTGAGTTCAACGTGTCAGCTCAGACGGCCAACGATATCCTCAAGAACGCAATCACCGGCGTTCATGGTGCTGTGTATGGCGACAAGAATGCTTACGCCCAGCTCGGTCTTAATGACATTGAAGGTCAAAAGGTCGATGAGTTTATCACCCTTGTAAGAAGTGGCTATACGCCTAAGGATGCGAAGATTGGTATAACCTCTGACGGTAGGCCTTATTATGAAGCCTCGTTCTTTGACAACCAGAGTCAGACTAACAAGCGTTATAGAGTACCCCTTGCCGACTCTAAGAACTTCCAACAGCAAGCCGGCGTGGGTTCAGCATTAGACTTTAACCCCTCTGAAGAATCACTGATGAGGCTCAAGCTGTACCTTGCTAAGATAGAATCAGTACAGAACCTCAAGCGAGAGTCTGGTAATATCGATGAAGAACAGGTCTTACAGGGCCAGCAAGTTTATGATATGGTCACCCAGCCAGTTGGTGCACCTGACCCCGGACTTTTATTAGAACAACATTATGGGAAGAGCAAAACGAAAGGTTTTTAGACCCATCTTCGGTAAGGACCTATCCTCCAGCGCAGGTCGTAGGTCTCAGGAACAAGTAGACAATTCGTTCCGCGCAGCGCAGCTACAGTACGAGATAAACGCTGAGAAGTACCGCGCTTCAGCTATCAGGAATCTCGGTGAGAGCCTTGAGGGTCTCAATGAAGCTGAGAAGCAGATTCTGATCGACAAGGCGATCGCCGACATCATGCCTAAGGAGGAGAACCCCTTTGCAGATATCAGCTCCAACCCTGATGCCGTAGGCGCTATTCAGGCAGACGAGGAGAGGTTCAAGGCTGGTAGTCAAGTTGACTATGGTCTTCTTGACAAGGCTGAGGTGTGGATGAATGCATCTATGAATAAGCTCCTTGCTAACGCTACCCAGTCTATCAAGGCTGGGTCAGACGTTATCAGGGGAGCCTCTGACTACTTCTTCAGTGGGAATGATGTATCACCTAATTACATGCTCAGTGAAGCCGTAGAGCGTGAAGGGAAGGGTGCGCTCTACAATATCTTCGGTGCAGGTAACAAGTACCTAGCTGAGACTGCTGAGTCTGCAGATAGAGCTATTCATGGTGCAGAAGCATCACTGGCTAGCCGAGGTATGGACTCTGGCTTCTGGCATGCTGCATCAGACATGGTGGGGCAATGGGGTTTCACCTATGGTGGTATGGGCACTGCTGCTCTTGGTCGTCTGGCAGGTGGTACCTTCTCAGTCTTCGGTAAGATTGCTAAGTCGGCCTCTACAGCAACTAGGTGGGCTAAGGCATCTGAATACACGAGGAAGCTGTTCTCTGCAGGGTCACATCTCTATGGCGCACTCAGTGAAGCCGCCGTAGAGTCGTACGGCGTGAGCAAGGCTCTTGAGGAAGCCAAGGGTAGTCAGCTCGCTCAACTGAGGAGCATGATGCAGAAGGACTTCGATCAAGACTTCTACTCCTATGAGCGTAAGTACGGTGCCATCAAGTTCAGTGACTTTGCTGATAACATTCTTACTTCCTCAGGCATGGATCCTAGGCTCAAACGAGAAGTGGCCAACGTCCTATCTGGGAAGTCAGAGAATGCCTCTCCTAATGCCATAGCTGCAGCCAACGCTATCGTATCACAGTACAAGGATCAGGCTGAGAAGGCTATCCTGCAGAACGCCAGTGATGAGATTGACCAGCGCAATGGTCTTGCCTCAGGATGGACCGCAGGTCTCAACACCTTCATCCTCACCTTCATGAATAAGTACTCCTACGAGCTGGCCACTGACAAGCTCGCTGGTGCTAACCGTCTGAAGAAGGCTGGTAGGTTTGGTGTTCTCGGTAGTACACTCATCAACGCTACATCAGAAGGTATTGAGGAAGTAGTACAGGGTGGTATCAGCAAGGGCGCAGAGAGTCTCGGTAAGAGAGCTGTTGATGAAATGCTCCGCGCCTCTACCATCTCAGAACGTAACAGCACTTCTATCGGCGTCCTTGGCTCTCTTGGTGAGATTGGTAAGGGCGTGTGGGACACTACATTCTCTGCGTCTCCATGGGTTGACGAGGCTCTCCCTGCTATCGTCAGCACTCTCCTCATACCCATGTATAAGGGTAGTAAGATGGTTGGGTCAAGGGATATGGTCAATGAGAGGACCGATGCCTTTGGTGACCCTCGTGGTGAGAAGAAGAGCTGGTTAAGCAAGCTCTATGATAGTAGCCCCATTGGCTTCGCCGGCGTTGAGCGTTACCGAGACTACAAGTACAGCGGTGGCAAGCAGCGTACCTCTGATGAAGCTATTGAGGCTATGTCCAAGATCATCAAGGGTAAGCACGACGATCTCACCAAGGAAGAGAAGAGGGTAATGACTGAGGTCTTCGGTCAGAACTATGCTGAGACGGTCCATGAGACTTACCAGAGTGTGGTTGATGCTATGGCTTCAGCTGACCGTATGAACACTCTTCTTGAGAAGGTAGCTCAGTCCACCTCAGACTCTACCGATGTCGCCGTAGCAGAGGAGCTGGCTAAGGCTCACAATGTAGCTACTATGCTTAGTGTCATCGGCAACAGCTCTATCGGCTTGGCTAACTTCAATAAGCGAAACTTCGGTCAGTGGACCTCTGACCTTATGAGGTCTACTCGCGAGTTCGGCGCTGACATGGGTCACGCTATCTCTTCCCTCTTTGGTGCTAACACTGAGGAGAAGGAAGCCAGGTATCAGGCTGCCGTTGCTAAGCGTGAAGCTGATAAGGCTGCACGTGAGGAAGCAAGAAGGTCTGAGTCAGATCCATTCTCCGAAGTTCCTGACAATCTCAGACCCTTCCTCAACTTCCTTGATGTCAAGGAGACTGATGAGGCTACACTGGTCAGCATCGCTAGACAACGTATCGAGAACACACTCGATTCTGAGGAGAGGCAGAAGATGCAGGAGGCCTACTTCCAGGGCGAGGGATCTGACAAGCTCACTGAGAAGGCCATCAAGGATATTGCTGGTGAGATCAACAAGCAGAAGCATACTCTCGCTGACATCGCTGTCGACTACACCAACACTATGAGGTACCTCGATCTTGGCACTAAGGCCGGAGAACTCAGTGGCAGAGAGAAGAGTCGTATCGCCGCAGCTGCAGCTAGCTTCAATCACCTCAGGAGGCTCTCCTTAGAACACATGGATGCGTTTGAGGAAGAGGTAGCTGGTCTATACAAGGAAGCCTCACAGAGTCTCGAGAAGCGTATTACCGAGCTTATCAAGGATCGTGAGGATATGCGCAGCAACCTCAATACTGATGATGAGAAAAGGAAGAGTCGTCTTGAGGACTACATCGATCAGACTAACAAGGCGATCGAAGAGCTTGAGAAGCAGATGCGCGCTCTTGAGGAAGCCCAGAAGAAGTATGAGGAATCTAAGAAGGGAGACTTCTCTCACGCCCTTGGTGGCTGGGATGAGTTCACCCAGAGATTCGACAGCTTCTCCAAGCTCAATGAAGCTCACATCGATGCAGCCTTCATGGCAGGTAATGATGAGCTTGGTACTAAGCTCGCTGAGATGACCCTTGTTGATGAGAAGAAGTCTGAGAATGGCAAGCTGGCTCTCAGCTTTGCTAGGCAAGCTATGCAAGGTGTAGAAGCCCTTGACAAGATGCTCGAGGGGAAGAATAACACCGATATACTTGTAGCAAGGGCAGCTGAGGAAGAGAAGAGGCAGGCTGAGCAGGATGCGGCTGACGCTGTGAGGAATGGTGAGCCCAAGGAGGATGTTGACAGAGCCTTAGATAGTGCTGAGTCGAACGGCTTAGAAGGCGACGAGGTTGATGTCGCAAAGGCTGCAGCAGCTAAGGCCGCTGAAGGTGAAGGATCAGAACTGTCGAGGTACAGGTCCTCTGTCCGCAATGCTATCAAGAATACCCTCAAGGGTAATGAGGACTTCATGGGGATACTTCGTAGCTTCGAGCTTGATAGTGATGCCATCGATAAGTTTATCGATGACCTCATCTCCATGGTAAACGATGTAGTCGATGTAGACCCCAATGGCGGGTACACCGATTACAAGGAGGCTATGACTGATGCCCTCAATCTTCTTACGGATCGCCAAAACAATCCTGATCTAGCTAACCAGATCTTCGGGCTTAATAATGACGACCTCATCTCCGCTGTAGCTGAATGGATAAAGGGTAATATCGATGAGTTCCCTCAGGATCCTACCACTCCAGCGCAGACTCTACAAGGTAAGCCATCAAAGCCTAATGGTGAGCGCATCGTGGACTCTATAGAGTTTGACCAGGCTACACAGCATGATATAGAGTCTGCATCTATTGGTGGCGTGACAGTCCTCAACTACAGCATGTCACAGCGCCTCCAGGAACTCTTCCATGGCAAGAATGCCATAGTCAACCTCCTGAGCAAAGGCAGTGCTACTATCAACACGTCTATCACCTTTGCTGATGGCAAGGCTACGATAAACGTGTCGATCAGTGCAGGGTCCGAAACATATGAGTTTAGCTTCAGCCTTGGGTATGATGATCTAAGGAATCGCCTGCAGATGGGTGTTAGCCTTAGCACTCTTATCGGCGACATCGTCAATACGATGGTTAAGGTCAATGAGAGGAATATCAGGAAGGCGTTTGAGGCAGCAGGCAAGGACTATGCAAAGAAGAAGAATGAGGCTAAGAAGAGCGCTGTAGGCAATCAGAATAGCGGTGAGAAGAACAACGAGGGTCGACCTTCAGATACTAAACCTAAAGTACATGAAGGCCCAGTTCCAGGATCTACAGAGCCTACATCTCCAGCTACCGATCCTACAGATGATGATGGGAGCAAACCATCTCTTCCTCATACCGGACGACTCACGCTGTGGGATCAGTATAACCCTGGACTCAATGAGGCAAATCTCACCTCTCTGTCTGAAGAGTGGCAAGAGAAGATAAGGAAGTGGTATGAGGAAAAGAACGTAGGTCTCAACCTCAAGAACGCTAAGGGTAAGGAGGTCTTCTATGGCTTTGCTGAAGAGCTATCTGAGAATGGCGATGTCAGTAACTCCCCTATCGTTGTCTATGTAAAGGACGAGCAAGACCAGTTCGTGCCCATCGGTCTTCTCCCTGATCACACGACAGGCAACACCCAGGTCCTTATCGACAACATTCGTGCTGTAGCTACTGAGGACAAGAAGTTCGACATCTTCTCTTCCTCAGACCTCAATGCTCCGAAGGCAGCTATCAGCAAGGTTAAGTACTCTCCATTCAAAGCCAAGCGTGTTCGTGGTGATAAGACTATCGACGCTGAGACTATCGAGAATGGTATTGAGGAAGAGCTGAAGAGAGGTCAGGTAGCTATCTCTGTCACGGCGTTCCCCAATGGGGACAATCCTCCAACGATCAAAAGTACCACTCACGACAAGGACCTTGATAGTGAGACCGCCGAGGTGATCGATGCGTTTATAAAAGAGAAGGAATCATTCCTAGCTCAAAATTACGGACAGACTTACCTGGTCGTTCTTGTCAATGGCAAGGATGGTCCTAAGCCTACACTGGTTGGTATTAAGGGCCGAGACTTGATCGTTGACCTCGTGCAAGGTACAGCAGAAGATAGTGAGGTTTCAGATCTGGCTGATGAGTACATGGATAAGCTCACAGAAGAGTTTAAGAAGGCCATGGAGACACCAGATGGCGAGGCTTCAGGGGTTTATGGAGAAAAGTACTCTAGTGTATTCGGCAGCTCCTTTGTCTATTCGGTTAAGCCTCTTCGCGATGCTGATGGTAATGTAACTCAAGTTGAGATCACATTCCCCAAGCGACTAAACGAGGGTAATATCCAGAGCTCAGCGCCTGTAGTCGTAGATATCGACCTCTCCTCAGGGGATACCATACAGGCTCTTGCTAACGCTATCGTCGATGCGATGAAGAGTTCTGGCAAGGAGAAGCGTAGGACGGCTATCGCTGAGTCTATCATGGGGAATAAGGAGAAAGTTGAGGACGTTATGACCAGTGGCATGCGAATGACTGAGGTGCGTGACGAGGCCGGCTTTGAAGCTCTCTCTGAGGAGAAGGGTGGTGAGGAAGGCAACAAGACAACTCCTGAACCTACTACTCCTCCTCAGGGACCTGAAGGCACGAAGACAATGCCTAGGGTGTCTACAGCTGCAGCGAGCAATGAAGGTAATGGTGACGGTTCATTCGGTTCCGCCGGCCAGGATTCACTTGAGAAGATCAAGGATGACTTTGCGAAGAACCTTGTTGACAAGGGGTACAGCGTCGTTGTCAAGAGCTCTACGTCTCCTCATATAGCAGCTGTCGATAATGGTAGGATCTACATGTTTGAGATCAACCCTGTCGACGGCACGTACAATAAGGTCGAGTGGAGCGCGATGCATCCTACCCTCAAGGCTGATGCTTTCGCCCTTATCAATAGCGCGCTGTCATCAGATTTCAAGAGTAGCAAGAATGGTAGGCTCCTCGAGTACGGTGAGGAGATGGGTGGTTCCACTCATACTATAACTGTACGTAGGTCTACCAAGGGTATGTCTACTGGTGGCAAGAAGAAGAGTAGTGGTAGCAATGCTGATAGGATTGTCAGGCTAGCTAAGGAAGAGAAGCACGTTGCGGCTCATGCTATCAAGACAGAGCCAACGCTTAGAGGTCTTGTCCTTGAGCTTGCAGCTAAGGGTGTCTCATCTGGCACGCCAATCTACTTCTCTGAGCACACCATCAATGGCAAGACCTATGGCGGTGGTCATAAGGTTATCCTACAGGCTGAGGATGAACATGGCAATGTCCACAGTGTAGAGGTTGAGATCGACAATGAGCTCGGTGCCAAGATGGACAAGATCGCAGAGGATGTGCGAGAGCTATCTGTCAAGAAGGTCTCCGAGGGGTTTGCTATGATCTCTGACGTGAAGATGAAGGATCTCAACAGGGATGTAATCACTGGCGAAGCAGATATCATCTTCCTCAGGAACGATGGAGAGAAGGGTGAGGGCATAGTCGCCGACATCAAGAGCACTCTTATTGCGTCTGAGGACTCATCTCCAGCTGAGGCGATCCGAAGGAGCCAGCACGATGGTGTCTATGCTACAACTAAGTATAAGGCCCAGATTGATGGCTATGAGACGCATATCAAATCTCTCGGCTTCAAGATAGCTGAGCAAGGGTATGTTATTGCTGTCGGCTATGCTACAAGTAACGGCGCAACCGTTGTCGAGGCTATGTCTCTAGACGAAAAGGATCTTAACAGGCACAGGAAGACACTCAATCGCGGTACAAAAACTGGTCGTAATGGTCTTAACCCTAACGATGAGGTTGAGGCTGATCCTTACGAAGAGAGGGAAGCTCTTTTGCCATTTGAGCGTGGAGACGTATACAAGGAAGCTCACGATGTAGCTAAGCTCCTACCTCAGGGTCTGCTATACCAGGCTATCAGGATCCATCAAGGTATCGCTGAAGTGACTCCTGGTGTCTGGGGTAGGTACCGTAATGGCATTATCGAAGTTGCTAGTGGTGCGTCAGCTGGTACACTCTACCATGAGGCTATGCACTTCATCTATGAGAAGCTCCTAACGGACGCTGATAGGGGTATGCTAGTCTCAGGCTTGTCAGAGGTGACTGAGGAACAGATCAGAGAGATCTTTGGCAACCAGATACCTATCGCCTACGCTCGTGATGTCAGAGAGCTCTCTGCCGAACTCTTCCGTCTGTGGATGCAGACTAAGGGCGACAAGAAGGCTCGTAAGGCTCTTGAGGAGAAGATTACTAAGCTAGCGCCTAAGAAGAAAGGCTTCTGGGGTCGATTGCAGGCCCTCTGGGAGCGTATCAAGGCAGCTCTGGGGTATACTCCCACATCGAGCGTCGTAAGCGTCCTGACGGGCATTGAGGGCGGTAACTACTCTCATGTGTCTGTAGCCTCAAGAGTGAACGCTACTAACCTCTCCTCACCTATGGAGGGCGTGGTAGAGTCAATGCTCAGGTACGGTCTTATGAGTGAGGAAGAGTTTAACTCTTCTTATGATCCTTCCTCAATCATGGCCTCAAGGAATCTAGCTCAACTTATCCATAAGAAGCTCATGGAGCTTGCGTATGAAGCCCTGAGTGACCTCGAAGGCGACAAGATCGAGACGAGCCACGCTGGTAGTATCAGGCGTAGAGAGGGCGATATTGACGATGCCATTGCTGTCCTTCGTGATGCAGCATCTACATCTGAGAAGGCTAAGCACACTGTTGAGATCATCGATGAGCTTGGTATCGATAGCCAGACCAAGACGGTCCAGGAGATGGATGCTCTTGAGGAAAGGACAGATAATCTCCTTGGTCAAACGCTTGCAGGCTGTAGGTAGTCATCACCTGTAGCTTATACAAAAAGAATCCCCCATCCTTCTTCAGGGTGGGGGATCTTTCTTCTCTTACAGTTCGTGATTATTCATCATCATCAGAGTCTCGGTGGAAGACTCCGTAATCGAGGACTGCATCACCGGCTAGGTTGTTGTACTTCATGAAGAAGTTATCAGGTAGCGGCGTGAGGTATGTAGGCTGGTACTTCTTGATATCCTTCATCTGCTTCTCGCGGAATGAGTCGCCCACGAATGGTATGTTGAACATGTTCCTACCGATGATACCGACAACGAAGACATTCCAGAAGGTCCTGTCTGCAGGAGATCCATTCTCCATGTCATTCTTGTACCTTCTCCAGGCCTTGACAATGAAGCTATCATCAGACTCCTCGATGTACCTGTTCTCGTTCTCCCACTCAGTAGGGTTAGCCTTCTTCTTCCCCTCCTGACTGTTATTCACGATCCTGTTGTACGTGTCACCTATACCGCTAAACAGGCTCATCATGGTCTTGTACCCTGCTACACCACTAGTTGCCATAGACTCGATACTCTGACCGAAGTCCATCTTCTTCACGCCTGCACCAGCACCAAACATATTGTTCTGCACCATAGCCATAGCGAAGGCGATAGGATCGCCAGGATGAAGCTCGTTAGAACCAGCGCTGGCTAGACCGTAGAGGTCAGCGATGATGCCAAGGCTTATATCCTTCATCTGCTTATTCAGGAACCTCTTCGCCGTCTCCAACTGCTGAGATGTTGATTTATCTGCAGCCTCATTGTACCTTGCGTAGTTCCTCCTCATGCGATCATAGAGGTCTGTATGGATCAATCCGAGTTTAACAGCGTAGGGACCGAGAAGCGGGGTAAGGGACGTGAGGAAGTGCAAGGCTAGCTGAGCCAGCGTTTCATACCAAGGCTCATCATCATCGTCATCAGCAAAGCCCATGGTGAGCATAGCTACGTATAGAGTGTCAGTAAGAGCCCTCATGGCGTGCACGATCAATGCTGACCTACCGAGACGATGCAGGTTGTTAGCCTGCATATCTGACAGGTGGAACTTCTTCTGCACTGCACCTCTAAGCGTCTTGCTGATCATGAAAGGAACAAACATTGCCACTGCAGCTGTACCCAGCGCGTGCATAGCACTGATGCTATCCTTTCCATCTTCACCCTTGACGTGCATCATCTTCCACAAGGTAGTATATGCTCCTTCCTCAAACTCCTGGTTCTGCGCGTTGTACCTAGTACCCCTGAACATATCAGAGATAATCACAGGCATCCAGTTGCGGAAGGTGAGGACTGCCCTACCAATAGCGTACGAGTTTGCAGCCGCCCTGTCATTGTCGTTATAGGCACCGAGAGTTCTCTGTGTACCAAGGAGCAACCTCTGAGAGTGACCGCCAAGCCAGTTGTACATCTCTTCTCTGTTCTTAGCACCAGAGAACGCTATAAGAGAATCCTCGACGAACTTGGTCATCCTTACCCCCTCGGGAGCTTTGAGGTCCTTCATATAGTCGTAGAGAGACTTCCCCTTGAACTTCTCCTTAGCCTCTGGGTTCAGCTCACCAGCCTCTACATTGAGAAGATAGGCAATAGCGAAGCTCGTCTTCATCCACTCATCACCCATGGTTAGAGGAGCCATAAGCGTCTCAGTGGAGAACAAGCTCATCAGTGACCTGACCTGCGAGACATTGCCTTGCATGAAGGCTTCTCGTCCATCGTGGCTAGAGTCCATGAGGAAGAGAAGAGATGTGAGAGGATCCTCAACGATACCCCTCTTATTGAACTTCCACCTACTGGGGATCTCTCTATGAGCGAGAAGGATGGCCTTTACCAGTGATGTGGCGTTATATCCTGTACGACTATCACCTAAGGCTGTAGCCCTGAGGAAGCCGTTGATGAGGTTCTTAATACCTGACACAGCATTCAGACCAAGGCCTGTCACATAGACAAGGTCGTTGAAGGGATCCATCGCTGCATCCAACCTCTTATCCCAGTCAGGTCTCTCATCATTGATGACGTTCTTCTCGTAGATAGTACGATTAATGTACGCATCATAGTCAGCCATCTTGTCTCGTCCGACTCCATTCTTTCTGCTGTGGTAGCCTCGATTCTCTACGTCAAGGATACGCGTCAGCTCTACGATATGCCTGATAGCTGCCATCCTAGTATAGTAGGCCGAGGAAGCAGCATAATTCTTCATCGCACCGATAGGGTCAGTGAGATAGTCTACATCTGGATTCTTCGACAGCTCAAGGCCAAACTGGGTGTAGCCCTTAGGCTTATGCACGAAGAGTAGCGTTCCAAGTGGGTCACGTGTATGCACGCCCTCATACTCCTCAATACCAATAACACCACCAAGGATTTTCTGCTTCCAGTTGATAGCTGCAACCCTCTTGATAGGATTGAGCTCCTTTGAGGATCCACGCCTGGCAAAGAGTGGTAGCTTCCATGGCTCGGGCTTTAACCCAGACCATACATCCAGATCCTTCTTTATGTCATACAGCGCGTCGACAAATTCCTTCTGTCCATCACTGAGGTTATAGTACTCCTCATTCCTAAAGAAGTCCCCAGGTAACGTCTCTACTATATCAGAGCCGTCTTCTCTCTGTCCAACGATGTACTCCTCTGTGAGCTTTGAGCCATGCTCTCGTTCCCACTCTTCCTTATAGTATTCTTCTAAGCCTCTCCTTTCTTGATGGACAGACTCATAGTCCATGTTGGCTTTGTGTATCCTTCGATACTCCGCCAATTTCTCATTGAGTCCTTTCTCTACCTTCTCTGCGATCTTCTCCTTCTCGGCTTCGAACTCCAGCCACTTGAATGGTGATACGATCTCACCGGTGATACGGCCATTCTTGTCACGTCTCAAAGACCACTGATCCTCGTTCTGCAGATTGTGCTTCTCCTTGATCTCAGTGAGCTTGCTCTCTGTTGCCTGAGACCTGGCCATAATAGCCATGTTCCCTCTGTTCTCCGTAGCCTTGATGAATCGAGCAATGAGAACGTGGATGAGGTCTCCGTTGGTAGCTACTGGCGTGAGGAAGGCCGAGAACTTGTTGTTCTTCGATGAGTACTTCCCCATGTCTCGGATAATCTCATCCTTCAGAGCTGCTCTTGCAGCGCCTTCGGTTTCAAATAGCTTGTTGCCATAGCCATCCTTTGCATCCTTAAAGTACTTGATGACCAGGTCTATTATGATCTCAGCCATCTTATCCTTGAGGTCGTACTTCTTTATAGATGCATCAATACTCGTCTTGTTATCCGAGATGTTCTTCCTGATTTTCTCTGTAAACGCTATCAGCCTAGCTCTCTCGCTATCAGACATCTGTATAGCCTCTGACCCCTCCGTCTTATTAAGCATCAATATGATGTCATTGGCAAGTTCTTCGTTTTCCTCAAGATTCTTTGCCACCATATAGATGTTCCTGAGGAGAGAGGCAGAGACGTTATACGCAACAAGACTCTTATCACCATTCGTTAGGATGTTATCCACGTCCTTCATCTGGTCTACAACGGCAGACGCATAGTCGTTCATGATAGTCAGGCCCTCAATGAGGCTATCTATAGCGTCCACAGCGATAGCCGTGCCAAGGGCTGAGTTCACTCGACCTGATGCAACACCAAGCAGGTTTCGGGCTCCATCGATGTAATCGATCCTATCCTCGTCAAGGTTAGTCCTAAAGAGCTCGCCCTTCTTGACTGACTGACTGTAGAAGGCGTTGATCCTACTCTTTAGCTCCTCTGCGATCCTATTGATCCCAGCGATCTCATTCTTGATTCCTGTGCTGTTAGCGATGGCAGCATACAAGCTCCTACCCTTCACGATCTCAGAGAGGTGCTCATTAGAAAGCAGCGCCTTCTTGGCTACAATCTTACTGGCATAATCCCTGAAGAGTCTGTCGGTGTGCTCTACCTCATTGAGGAAGACTCCGTCAGTGATGCCATGGAAGAGATCCTTGATAGCCTGCCAGATGCGGCTGAGGAAGGAATAGTGTTTTCCTTCGTACTGTCCGAGGATATGCTGAGTGAGGAGCTTGGCCATTGCCTCTCTCCTCAGAAGGTCCTGTGAGCCATCATAGAGCTCGCTGTACGTCTCAAACTCCTTGCCTAGTATCTCCTTCACCTGGGCACTAGATATCGCGTTAGAGAGCCTCTCACGCAATGCTGGTGGTGCAAACTCCAACGCGATGTGTGCAAGCTCCTCGGTGAGGACCTCATTAGATGAGCCATTAGCCACGCGGATGAGTGCAGCCAGCTTATTGGTGGCTTGTGCGGTCTCGAGGAAGACGGTCTCGCCTGCCTGTCTCAGTCCTTCCTCAATGGCCTCGAAGTGCTCTACAGGAATGCCGTAGTGTTCAAGGAGCGCCATGATCCTACCACGTAGGACAGCCTGCCTCTCAGCATCAGCCTTGGCTTCCCTATCCTCGGTATAGGACAACTTGTATCCTTCCTCAGTCACCTCAGGCACCAAGGGCGTACGCTCGGAGATAGGATCCTTGTTACCTTTCCTCACAGCCGCAAAGGCAGAATCGTAGGTCTCAAAGTGATTATCCTCGCCAGCATACGTACGGACCATATAGGATCCGTACGAGCTAGCAGGGAACATATCCCCGACCGGGGTCAGGGCCAGGACATCTCGTCCTGACCACTGGCCTTGATCGTTTTTCTTTAGGTCATGCCCATAGTCTTCAAACCACTTGCTGATGGATGCGTAGTAGGCATCTACTGTCGCGTTCCTATCTTGCAAGATGTCTCCAAGCTCCATGAACATCTTACTTCTCTCTTTCCCACGCGGTGTCTCAACCGTTGGGTACATTACACATGACTTACTCATTGTCTACATGCATTATTATTCTCTTCTGTTTGAGTCTTCTCAACCTCTGCTATCACGCCAAAGAGCGGAGAGTATGATACGGCTTCTGAATGAGCCTTGGCCTTGAGTGGTCCGGACTGCTCTATCAACCCATTCTCAGCCAGGCGAACGAGATTCAGCTTCTCAGGCTGCGCTCTCTGGAGCGAAGGTAATAGATAGTCTCCGTCCATCCTATAGTCGTTGTACAGCGTTCCATCCTCGGTCACGATACCCCTTGGGTCGATCCTGGTGTAGACCGTGTCCCCTGCGTAGGCTCTACTGTCTATGCCCTGGACGTAGATGATGCCACGGTTGGGCTGATCCTTATCTGCGATGACATAGACAGGATCCCTCTTCTCACTTGTCACCATGATATAGTCAGGAGCGATACCGCCTGTGGTCTCCAGTAGTGCGACAGCGTCTTGCTGTGGCACAACACGGCCAATCTTCCTGATGTTCTCCCTGACGTAGTTCTGCATGAACTGATGAGTGAACTCAGTATCTAGCTCCTGTCCAGCCCTCAGCTCAAGGGCATCGAACTTGATCCTCTCAAGCATCGCGTTGCGCCCCATCATAAGAGCCTTCACTGACTGAGGTATAGCCTGTAGCATAGCCTTCATGTTCGGATTACCACTCATGTAGGTTGCGTACAGAGCTAAGCCCTTGAGGAGCTCATAGTCCCTAAGAGCCTTTGCACGCTCTACACCGGTCAGTCGAGTGTTGTGCGCCTGCTCGATGATATCCTCAAAGGCAGCTGTAGCCTTCGCCATGGCCTTCTCCTCACTCGGAGTACCAAGACTCTTGAAGACCAACGACTGGAACGTCCTCTTCTTCCATTGCTTGTCGATGAGGACAGGTACGATGTTCTCCTTGCCGAGACCTACTATCTTCTTCAGGGACTCTGGTGCAGTCCTATTGAAAATGTCTGGGAACTTGGTGATAATCTCCTGCGCCAGGACATTCTTCTTTTCCTCATCCTCAGAGTAGGTAGTGATAGCTGAGCTTACGTACTGATCGTATGCAGAGAGGAACTTCTTAGTAAAGTCCATCGTAGGCTTTACACCGAGTCTCCTAGCCGTCTCTACGATAGAGAGGGCAAACATAGGTGATACCTTAGGGTTGTAGACAGACTCTGCATACATCGTTCCGAAAAGACCAAGGCCCAGATACATCCTGTAGAAGTGCCCATCCTTGTTCTGCTCGATGAAGGTCTTAGTGGTAGCATTAGGACTGAGCCCTGGCAGAGTCCTCAGTGGTACGATGATACCCTCATGCCTGATATACCTGTGATTCTGCGCGCGCTCGATCTGGTCGATAGACTTGACCATAGCGAAGACAGACTCATTGACACCACCCTTAGGTCCGCTTGAGGAGACATCAGACTTGCTCTGGAAGACAAGGTCCTTGATCTCTGATGCAGCATTCACCACGTCTATGAGGAGGTCAGCAACACGCTTGACGGACTCCTTCGTTCTTAGATCCAACTTATTGAATGCCTCTACTACCTTGTCGTCAGTAGCATTGAGAGCCTCCTTGATGAGATCCTGGGTCTCGAACTTAGAACATTCTATAAGGTCCTCCATAGACACGTCTACAGATCTATTGCTTTTAACCTCACCGCCCTGAGCTAGCGCCTTGAAGAGAGCCTGTGATCGTCCCTCATCACCCTCGAGGTTGGCAATGTGCTTCCACAGAGGTGTGGCAGTGATAAGACCAATGATGCTCCCTGGCACACCCATCCTCACCATAGTGGCGATGATAGACGCATTATCCATAGTGATGTCAGCAAGACCGATCACAGGGTCCTTAGCGTTATCCACAGATGCAGCGCTGTACTCCTCAAGGATACGAGAGACATACGTCTTGTCGTCGCCTATCATTCCATTGAGTGACTGATATGTTGCGCCAGCGATCTTAATGGGTTTCTCCAGCTCGAGGAGCTGTGCCTGCTGGAAGACGCTCGTAGCGGTGTTCTCATTAGCGAATACACCTACGAGACCGAGACCAGCCTTGTTCTGTCTCTGCATCTCCATCTCCACCTCAGACAGGGCGATGTTCTTGCCTGACCTAAAGATATCTACGATCTCATTGATCTTGTCGAGGTCGAGGTTATGCAGGTATTCAAAGATGACCTTGTCACCGATCTTCTTGTCAGCCTTGTCGTCAAGGACCTGCTCAAGGATCTCCTCAAGCCTCTCCTTGCTTATCTTACTGATGATGTAGCCAATCTTCAGGTCCTTCTTCACACCATCATAACCGCCAGGCTGTGCCATCTCTAAGGCCGCCTGTGGGCTCCTCAGAACGCCTCTGATGATGTCAAAGAGTACGTTGGTTCTCTGCCTTTGGTTGAGATCCCTGGTGTTGACACCGCCATTCTTGAAGACTTCTGCAGCTGAGTAGTTGATGTCAAGAACTGCGGGCCTCTTAGGCATCTTCTTGTCACCTCTGATCTGAGCCTGACGCACCTTCTCATCATAGTCCTTCTTGATTTCAGCGATCTTCTTTTTGCCAGGACCAACATCCTTCTTCATAAAGAAGAGCTTGTCGACGTCGAAGTCAAAGCCCGCCTGAGCAATACACTCATGAGGAACCTGGATAACACCACCGGCAACACGAGGCAGGAAGCCCACGATACGGAGAGGGAAGGCTGAGTACTTAGACTCGGTAGGAATACGATAAGCTACAAGCTCAAGGAGATCCTCTCTACCATCCTTCTCAATCTTCTTGACATCGATCTCTCCCTTCTCATTAGCGTACTCAAGGATCTCGCTAGAGTGTGGCGTGACACGTACAGGTACGTAGTCGATGGACCCATCCTCCTTGTACTGAACCTTCAGGTCGTTAGACGCTTCAGCTGAGCTCATCTGGATGAGTGATCCCCCAGGGACCATCATCTTATAGATCTTCTTCGCTGCCATCGCGTAGAAGGCAGAGTGCAGAGCATCCTGGAACGAAGGATCGTAGATGTCGTTCGTGAAGTGCTTACGTCCGTACTCGTCTACGTGAACCTCAAGGTAGTCCTCGCTAGATGGATCGTAATAGTCACTATCCATAAGTGCATCAAGTATCTTTCTCCTCAGACGATCGAAGCGCTTGTTGTAGCTCTTGACACTCTTCTTGCTGATACCCTCGCTGTCAGGGTTCATCTCGATACCTGACTTGATGAACTCATCGATAGCGTGCTGACCTACGATCTCATTGATGGCTGCCTTGATCTGATAGCCAGACACCTCTACTCCGGCGATCTCAAAGGTATCCAGGTTATTGAGGTTGGTCGTGATGATCTTCCTCAGCTGTGTACCAAGCCTCTGCCACGTGTTGAAAGAGTGAAGGGGCGTTGAGGTCTGGATACCATAGTACTTATACGGCATGTCCTTGACCTTCTTTTCGTCAAGTTTGATACGACCATTCTCATCTCTATCCACTATGTGTCTCTTCCTACCATCGATCTCCACCTCTGTGCTAGACTCTACTAGCTGCGCGGTGATAAAGTCAGAGATATCATCAGTCATGATCTTTGAGAACTCAGCCCTGTACTTCTCTACCTCTTCCTCAGACAGCTCCTTCTTCTTTACGTAGTCTGCCATATTCTCATCGAACTCCTCAAGACTAGCAGCTGTGATGGTCCTCTTCTTGCCGTTGTTGACCTCGAACGTGTACTTGATAGGAGCGATATTATCCAGGCTGAGGTCTACGGTAGCATAGTTACCTACCTTAGATGCACTATTATACTCAATAGCGTCGATCTGGTTATCCTCCATGAACTTCACAAGCGCATTGAGGAAAGGAGAAGATACCCCTTCCTCATTAAGTCCAGTGAGGAGAGCCTCAGAGTGCTTGTACTGCTGAATGACCTTGGTATCCCTATCACCGTCCTTGACATGGATGTCGCCGTAGTACAGGCTCTTGATGACATTAAAGCGGTGGTCCTTGATCTTGGCGTAGTCAGGCTCACGACCTTCCTTGATAGCATTAGCCATCTCCTCAAGAGCTTCGATAGCTCCATCAGTATAACCCTGCCCTGAACCCTCAAGGATACGCTTGTAGCCTGAAGGTGACAGCCAAGCCTGTCCGTCGGTAGCTGTGATCTCGCTATAGGCCTTGAGTGAAGCGTCATAGCCAGCCTTGGTGATAAGCCCAAGCTCTTTCTTCTTATCGAGGATAGCCTTGATCTCCTTGGTTAGCCTATCAGCCATACGGTCATTGATGACGACAGTACGCCTTACAGCGTTCTTCTCCATGTCAAGCCTCTGGGTATTACTCTGCGCCTGCTTAGCACGCTTGACCTCATTGACCATACTACCAAGTACAGCCTTATCACCATAGAGCAGATGTCCGATCTGGATCCTCCAGAACACACCATTGAAGGCAAGTGCATATTGCTCCATTGCTTCACCCTTATGGTCAAGGGCAAACTCATCCCATGACTGTACCTCATTCTGAACCTCCTGATTGAACTGTATCTCTACCTCATTCCTCAGGACCTCCTCTAGTTTAGTGAGGTCCGTGTTACGAGCTCTGTTATACGCGTGGATGAATTTCACCCTGTCGAGATCCGAGAGGTTCTTGTCAATCATGGCACTCATGATGTTGTACTCGATACCCTCGACCTTCGCTGTGAAGTCATTGAGCCCAGGTAGCGATACGAACCTATGAGCCATGCTATCCCTCTTACCGATCTTCATAGCCTTCTCCTTGCCAAAGAGCACGTGCTGAGCTCTCCTGGCTTCATTGTAGGCAAGCATGGTGAGGTGGTTTATAGCGAACTCTCTGTCGACCTTCCTCTTGTTTTCATCCTCCTTCATAGGATCGAGTCTCCTCACCTTGACGAACTCAAGGGTGGATGCTTCTGCGGCTACAGGTAGGTGAGCCCAGTAGTAGGCGTTGTCCTTATCCCTCTGAGAGTCGTAGTAGAGGTTAGCAAGCTCATTGCTATTCCACTTGTTCATCTTGCGACCATTGTGCACAACGACTCTCTTCCTTGAGAATAACCCTGACACAAAGCTCTTCGCAACGTAAGCGTCATTGAGGAAGGCGTTAGCTGTATGATACTTGCCCTGTATTCCCTCTAACGCAACCTGATTCCTGTAGATCTCATCCTTGTCAAGATACTCGCGCCGTATTGTATCTACGATCTTAGGATGCCTGTTGTTGCCCCTAAACTGTAGCTCCTGGAACGCCATATCACGATATGACGGTGCGAGGCTTGATGCAAAGAGGAGACCCTCTACGCTTGTTCCAGTAGTGTCATAGCTCAATACTCCTGTGTAGAATACTGCGCTAATCTTTGATAGGCTACTATAGACGTATGAGAAGTCTGAACCCCTCGTGAAGTCTATTGGCGACTTCAGCGTGAACTTCTTGCCGTCACCCATCTGAGCGGCAAGCTTTCTCAGGTTCTTTGCGTAGTCAGCTATTGAGAATCTCAGCATGGTGAGGATGTCGTGACGTGATCCCGAAAGATTCCTATCCCCTGTTGGAGGCACAGTGCTTGCTGAATTGTTGTACCCTCTCGTTGTCTGTGCTGCCTTAGTCCATTCGATAGACAGCATCCTTGGCTCAACAAATATCCCAAACTTCTGCAGCAACTTAGACACGCGCTCCTGTAGCTGAATGAGTCTTTCGGCTTCAGTCAGCTTCATTTCAAGTCCACTGTCCATGCTGAAGTCCAGACCGACCAGGTCTATCATAGATTGGTCTATCTCTGTGGCGATCTTGTCTATCTCCTCAACCGACAGTGTTAGACCATCTACACCAAAGGCTTCTGTGAACTTGCTTGCCCACTTACTGATGACATCAAGATTTGATGACCTATCCGCCATGAACACAAATCCCTGGCTATCTCTGACAGCGTACTTTATCCTGATCTTGTTTATCGCAGAGAACAGCTGTGATGCCATAGCCCTCATCCTCTTGCGCTTCTGGATGGACTCTTCGTTCCTGTAGTCAATGTAAGGGCGCAGCTGCTTTATCCATGGCTCTACGGTCTCCATAACTTCAAGACGCTCAAGCATGTCCTCGCTGTTCTCAATGCCCTCCATAAGAGAGGCAAGGGTATTGTAGGTCTCACCAAGTGACTTGAACTTAGTGTACCCGAACGAGTCGGTGATAGGCTTGCCGTCAAGATCCACATCCTCGATGACTGAGAATAGAGCCCTTACCGCTGGGGTGATAGTCGACATTACTGACTTCTCCTCAGCCTCAAGGAACCTGACATCCTCTCCAGCATCTCCTTCCTCAGAACTCCCTGTCTCCTCAGAGTCTTCTGCCTGGTCTCCTTCCTCATCGAAGAGGTCGTCAAAGAGATTACCCTCATATAGGTCGTCATCTCCGTCTTCTTCCTCATCAGCATCTTTGAGCTCCTCAGCCTCGCTGATCTTCTCAAGAGCTATGGTAGAGCCAAGTATCGATCTTGCGACCTTGTTGGTGGCAAGGTGGAACATCCTCTCATCCTTATCGATATTCGTCTCGATATTCTTTAGGGTGTCCCTCTCACTCATCACGAAGCCATAGGATGCCGCTACGGCCTCTATAATAGCATCACGCTGCTTTGATATCTCTGGGTCGTTCTGAAGCCGTACAGCCTTGATGATAGCCTCGTCAAGGGCTGTCCTGTCGAGGAGCCCATTAGGATCCTCACTAAATACCAAGTACGTCTTGAGTGCCTCAGCAAAGATTTCCTTGTCCTCAAGCCCTACGTTCCTCAGTGCCCTATCAATGATGACATCCTTAGCCATCTTATCAGCCTTGTCTATGCGATTGCTGATAGCGGCCTTGGTTAGAGCGTATAGAGTCTCCTTAGATTCCTTGCTCTTGAAGTCATGTAGGAACCCACCATCTTCCTTGAGGAGAGAAGAGACAACGCCCTTGACAACATCTGTAAGGACTCTCTGTTCCCTTCTGTTCTTCCTGCTCTCTATAGCTCGTGCGGAAGCGTCTGCGTTCTGTCGGTAGCCAAGGACCGATGCGTCATGAAGAACCCTGACACCCTTATCCACCATATTCTTAGCTTCTGTCGCTATAAGGCTATAGATCGTTGAGTCTACTACACCCATGGCGTTTCGCTCGGCTACAGATAGCATCCTGATCTCTCCGTTACCAGCCAAGCTATGAAGCACATCGATGACCGACATCTTAGCCTTCATGGCTTCGTTGACCATATTAGTAGAGACATCGACAAACTCTTCCTTGATCCTTGCTACAGCGTCATCGCTAAGCCTCGTCTTGCCGTCTCCGTTCTTGATAAGCTCATTGAGCACAGCGCCGGTATCGACGCTCCCATCTGACTTACGGTAGTCCTTGAAGCCCGACTGAATGATCTTGGCAACTCGCTCGATGTTCTTCTCAAGGTCACTCCTATCCAGGGCGTATCTCGCGCGCTTCTTGTAAACATTGTCAAGGATACGAACGAGGATAGCCGAGTTGAGATCGTTGATCTTACCTATAGCGTCCTGCGTCAGGAACTCATAGGCGTTGTTCTCCAATGCGTTCTGGATATAGAGTGGCACGTAAGACATGACAGCCTTGTACCCATCAGTCTCCTGGATGGGTCGACCATCAGGCTTCATCTTTCCGATCTTATCCAGTACTGCATCAACCTCCTCATTATTCTTGATAAGCTCCTGGAACTTGCGCTCAAGGATACGGATCGTGCTCTTCTTAGTAAGCTGATCGTTAGTAAACTCGTACCCTTGCGTCATCTCGGTATAAGCAATAAGCGCCTGGACCTTTTCTACTTTGTCGGCCAGGTGCTTGATTGGACTCATACCTTCTTGCCCTTCATACTCGGACTCGTTGATCAACTTCTTGATCTCCTCGTATGTCTCGGGGCTCAGTATTCTACAATGCATAGTCTATATTATATGTGATTCTATCCCAAAAAGAAGGGGTACGCACCCGAAAGTACGCACCCCTAAGTTACTGCTTATCCAGGAGATCCCTTGCCTTGGTCATCACATCCTTGGCATCTGCGTGTGGCTTCCCGGTCTCTCCATCAACACGCTTTCGGAAGATCTCGTCCCACTCTCGCCTGGTGTAAGTGTAGACAACCTTTGTTGCCGTGCCTAAGGGGAGGTGCTTCCTTGCGTAATCCGTTGGGACTCCCTTCCTGAGGAGAGAGAAGTAGTACTCCTCATCTATCTTGAACTTCCTCAGGCTATCCTCCCATCTCTCAGTATCCTCATCGGCAAACACTGTCTTGAGGATAGGCAGGTCAGGTCTCTTCTTAGTGCCGTAGGCTATGAACCTCGTACTGCTCTCTGCTATGGCGTTAGGGGATACCCTATTCAGCTCTCGCGAGATATCGATAGATGTAACGCACTCTATGGTGTACCTGCGGATGGACTCCGGTACTTTCTCTGCAGGGATCCTCCATTCCTCACGTAGGTACTCCTTGTCGTTCTCCTCATAAGCCTGACCGTTGCTGGCCACATAGGCTATAACGCCAGGATCGCCAAAGACGTATCCAGGTTGCTCGCTCATATTGACATGCTCAAATACCACATGGGTAAACTTGCTAAGGCGTGACGCTATATGGGCATGCTCTGGTGGTATCATGTAGTACCTCGTGGTATGCCTGAACATAGACCTATGCCCAGAGCGCCACAAATGCTCGCAGAGACGCTTATTATCCTTCGGTGAGGAATCGTAGCACACGCTCGCACATCGTGAGATATGGGCCTCTAAATCGCTCCCACACTCGTAAAGAGCGACTGATGGTTCTAAAATGATCATGATTCTACTATATGGGGTTTAACTGATGATGCCGGTTGAGGAAGAGATGAAGGCATAAGGTCGTAACGTTTCCTATCTAAACGGTAAGGGTGTATAGAAGCGCTAAGGGTCGGGGAACCTTTCAATGCTTGCTCTGTGGTGGCTACATACGTATAGCCGTTCTCGTTAGTATTGATAACCTGCACGTCAATACTCTGCGGTACAAGCTCCTGAGGAATAAGGGCAACAACAATAGCATCCTTTGGCTCCTCCTCAAGCACAGGTACAATGCCTACTTCCTCCTCAAGAGAGATAGTATTAGCTTCCTCAATGGGATCCACCACGTCACGCATGTAAGCCTGATAAAGCCGTACTCGGTTAACTCTGGACATAAAAATAGGATTAACCCAGTAACGGCGTATCTGCCGGCGAGCAATTACAGACTTCTCGATCAGCTCACGCAAGCCACGATACACAGAGTTGAGAGCAATACCCTCTTCCTCAGAAATAACCTTTGCGTCGAGCACTACACAGTTTTCCTCATCAAGACCCTGTGAGAGCCTCGCAAAGATGATCAGCGCTGATGGGGATAGTCTAGACATTACCTGGAATCCCTTAGGGTAGACACGCACGTGCTGTGATGTGTCTACCATCTCTTTCTGTCGGAGAGCTATATCCACATCAGTTATCTCCCCTTCGCCTGTGACGACGTGGAGATCCTTCTGTGTGGTGTACCTATACCTGTTCTGAAAGTCTGCCTCAAGGGCTAAGTCCATGGCGAATGGACATCTTGGAGTTGCCATATCTATCTGTTGTTATCGTTCTGTACTGCAAAGGTAATGAAACTATTTGGATTTTATACAATGCTGTATACTAAATTCAGATTCTTTATACAGCGCTGTATAATAAAAAAAGGGGAAAGCACTGATAATCAGCACCTTCCCCCTTTCGTCTATATATATTTATAGTTAGTATAGTAGCGAGCGTTATAGCGGATCGATTATGTCCAGGTATTCCTGCGTGTGGAATACGTAGTAGACATTCTTCCATCCCTGTACGCTCTTGCCTTTCATAACCCAGAGTAGACTCATGAAGGCTGCGTCCTGCAGTAGTCGCTCTGGACTCATCTTACCTGACAGCTTCATGGGTAGCTGGTAGTGGCTATCGATGAACTCAATCTCCTCTACCGCATATTCTTCCATAGATTCAAATCTACCAAAGTACTCGGTCTCAAAAGCGTCTGGCGAGGCTAGCGCTTCGTATTCGAATACTTCGTCCTGTCTCTGTAGCCACATCTCGTATGGCTCTCTTAGCGAAGCCTTCAGCTTTCTGTTTGCTTCAAAGAACTCGCAGTCGATACCTCCTTTATTAAGTAGTACCTCTGGAACTCCATATAAAGCTATGATTTGCTGATTGACCTCTCTTAGGTTTTTCCATACGTATCTATCGAAGTCGTCTTTGTCCGTCATGTTTGACAGATCTACCTTGATTGCATCCTTAGGTGAGACCATGCCGTCTATCACTGGTGCTACAGCTACCCATGCCCCATCAAAGATTCTCTTTTCTTGTTCCATGTCTTTTGCTTATTACCAGTTAGGTATCTTGAAGAAGTAGTTGTACTCTCCTCCATGTACGAAGCAATTCATAAACTCTTCTGAAGAGAGCATCTCCTCCTTGGTCATCCCGGTTACATCCACGTCAAGCTCGTACCTGATGGGATCTGACTTTACTGAGTCTGCGAAGTCCTCTACGTCATCGTATGATCCCAGGTGGTTGTCCCAGAAAGAATCGATATCCAGTCTCACCTTCTCCTCGTTTCCCTTGAAGTGCTCGAGCTGAGCCTCTACCCAGAACTCGTATGCCTTGGTGTCACACTTATTCAGGTTCTGGTTGATCTCGAAGAACTCTGGCCGTAGCTCGAAGTTCTTCATGAAGAATGCTGGCATATCGCTAGTACCGATAATCTTTGGTGGCATCCTCTCGTATCCGTAGTTCAACTCCCTGCAGTAGGCGTTAAACATGTGGGCGCTTGAGAATGGGTATAGTAGTACCCAGTCACCGCACGTATGCTTTGTCTCAGTGTCGTTGAGGTCCATCTTCTGGAACTCTTCATATGGCACTACATACACCTTGGCGGTGGGGTAGGCCACAAATAATGGGCTCTTATTCATAGTTGTCTTGTTGTTTAGCTTATTCCTCTGGCATCAGTACTTCTGCATCCCAGTATAGTTGATCGTTGTTGAGTAGCTCGTATAGGCTCTCACCTGTACTCTCAAGTACCCAGCATCCTCTAGAGAATACTACGACATCATCGATCTCTCTTGACATCGCTGTGCCGTCTCTATCCATCCACTGATAGCCACCTACGATTCTGCATCCTTCAAAGACTAGCTTACCGTTTAAGTCTATTCCTGTGTATTGATAGACATAGGCTACGCGCGCTACGTCTGTTTCCTCACTCATGTATGGACCTAGGATCAGCCAATCTATGCCGTTATCATCATGGCAAGCTGATCCAGTGACCCACTCATTCCTGGCGTTGTACCCGCCAAATAGTATATCTCTTTCTTCTTTCATCTTGGTTATAGTGGTTGAGGAAGAGAGAAAGATGTTTCCACCTACTCTCCCTTCCTCAGGTGATTATTCTCCGGTAAGACTCTCAGCTACCTGATACAGCCTGTATCGCTTAGCAAAGTCCTTAACCATATTTAGGTCGTTGTCAGTGTAGATAACCTCCTTGACGGTATCTTCTGAGTCTAGACAGCTCTTTATCTCTAGGTAATACCTTCCGGTAGCACCTTGTGAAATGAGGAAGTACAGCTCACCATCCTTGCTCAGGCTGAGAATCTTTGCGTACATGCATGACTTCAAGCCTGACGTAGTCGGTAGCTCTACATCCTTCCAGTTCAGTGGTGGCATCATACTCTCTAGGACTTCCGACTGAGTGACTCTTCGATATATCAAGCTGTTAATGTTATTAGCTCGATCATTCTCCGCTAGCTCCATTAACTCACCAATATCACCTCTCGTTTCTGCGAATGGTTCAAGTTCATACTCTTCCCCATTGTCCTTCACGATTACGATATTGAGCTTTGATGGTGTACTCATGTCTCCTCTTACTATTTGATAGTATGAAGTCTCATTCTTGGAGAGCCGGATGTTGAGTGCCCTAATAAACCTGATCATCTCGATCTTCCCGGTTGCCTCAGGATTGATGGGGTTCGCTATCTTATCGACTATCTTCCAGTCTAGTGGTTGTTTTGTCTTGTATAATCCTATCTTGTTCATATCCTTGTTGTTTAGATGTACCCCTCTAAGTGAAACACGTAGATTACCTCTTCGCCTTTCTTCTCAGGGTGGGGGCCATTTATCATTACTACACTGCTCATATAGCACCTATCCTCAAGCACGTCCTCTGGCTTTAACTTTTCAGACAGCATGATGGGGATGGTATTTAGATCATCCCAGGTCTTTATGATATGCCGTGCGTAGTCCTCCTTATTATCGAAGAAGCCGTAGTACATCTCCATTACATCCTGTGGATCTACATCTCCCTTCAGATCATCAATGTACAGCTCATAGGCAATTAGCTCCTCATCGTTTAGAGTCCCTACAGCCTTAAAGAAGTTATCCTTGATGATCTCCTTGCTCTCCCAGTCCACAAGGGCTGCAGGCATATCAAATCCGATAGAGTGCTTTTCCCAGCCATTAGACAGATATTCCTGTAGCTCATTGGCAAACTGGTCCTTTGTCATCTTGCCTACGGAGAACCTCTTGTCTTTGTAGACTAGCTCTCCAGCCTTCATCTTCTTTGCGATCAGGACGATGGCTTCGTCTTTTAATGTATTCATTGTTGTTCTTTCTTGAATGATTCTTTTGTGATGATGGTGTGATGCTTGGCGATGTCGTAGTCTATCATTCCATCCGTTATCTCGTCTGTGGCAACGAAGATATCCACCTCGTCCTTTTCCTTGTCGTATGAGGCGTGGTACAAGATAGAGCTTTCATCTGGGTACTCCTCATTGATTATCGAGGTAAGCTCTCTGGCGGTACCAGCATTAAGACCATCAGCTTCCTCATAGAAGTTGACAAGATTTTCCTGTACCATCTTGATGAGTCGGATCTGGCCGTCTTCCCATCCCTGGATACCCTCTACAGGGCTCCAGCTTACGTCTCCTTGATCAGCCAAGGCCTTGAGTTCCTCGGCAGTCTTGTCGTACTTGATGCTGATGTATAGATCTGCTGATTCATAGTTGCCTTCTGAACAGACCGTTTCTAAGCCTGTGGTCATTGTTATGACAAACTCAGCCCCATTGATCTTGACTGGGTTGCCCTGCATTCTTATGATTTCTCTCATTGTTTCTTACTTAATATCGATTGGTACATCTAGCTGCTTGAGGAAGATCCTACCCTTGTAGGCCTCATAGCAAGCCTTCACTGCCTCTTCCTCAGCCATATCGAATGAGGAGAGGAATTGGAATTGAGGAAAGCGATGATCCATCCAGCGCTTATTTCCGTGAATGAAGTCCTCAAGATTAGCATAGCCCTTACCTACCAGCTGCATCCTGAAGAGTGCAGGCTCGCAGACATACATAGGCCAGTCGTAAGGCTGTCCTGGCTTTCCCTTGCAGCCTCTGTTGGCCCATTCCTCCCAGACAAGGTAATCCTCCAGCTCTTCCTCAAGAAGGTCTCTGTGGACCTTGTAGAAGGCCTGAGAGAGTCTTCCCTCGCAGATAAGCCCTTGAGGAAAGTTAGAGGTGTTGAGGAAGAGGATATCTGGATTCCTCTCCTTAGGGAAGAGGGCTTTGCAAGCCGCCATATACTCCTCTACAGAGCTATAGTTGCCTGGCGTGGTCCACTTCCCGATGCTTAACTTCTTAGTGTCGTCATTGCGCATAGCAATGAGCTGTGTCGTGACGTATAGTCGCGCGCGTCTTAGTCCTCCGTCCATATTAGTAGTCTGAAAATACGAAGCCTGGCTTGCCAATCACTTCGTTGTCAACGTATGTGTAGTCACTGATGAAGAGGTCTCTCTTGAAGGCATCAAGGTCGAAGTAGAAGTATGGTGATATATTCTCTACCTTCTCGATCTCTTCTCCGTAGCACTCATTCATTAGCTCCTCTGCGAAGTCCTCTTCGCTGTAGTACTGACCTTTGTATCGGTCCTCAAACTTCGATGCGTCCACTGAGCTTACACTCCAAGGGTTGTTGTGGTAGTTGTGGATGTAAGCCTCAAAGGCCTCATGTAGATCCTCATCCAGCTCGTCAAACGCATCCTTGGTGGTGAAGAAGGACCAATCGATCTCGTTACTGCCTTCCTGATAGATGCGGTCATCATCGATGCCCTCTACCTCAAGGATCTTAACCTCGAGTTCTCCTTCCTCATCGTCCCCATAGTATTCCTCTAGGAGATCTTCTACATCTTCCCAGTAGTCTAGATCCTTGAGTTCGATCTCAAGACCTCTCTCATTGGGATCTTCAAGGTATCGCTTGCTTGTGGTCACTCGTACCTTGGATTCATAGATCTGTTCTCTGATAGTTGCCATAGCTGTTGCTTATTAGTTTGTTGTTAGAGCTCTACTATTTCGGAGCCGTCGTGTTCCTTAGCCTCAGGTTTTTCGTATGGTTCTCGCACGGAGCCCTTCTTCAGGTACTTGAAGGCCTCCTGATCCAGCTCGTTCTCAATATCCCTGATGAGCATCTCGTAACTCATACGCTCCATACCCAGAGCCACCGATGCTGGCAGGTTACTCATGATCTCCTTACGGAAGCGGCGTGAGGAGAAGAGGCCACCGAACCATACTGTCTCTTCCTCATAAAGGAATCCTGTGACCTTGATATTTGATACCTTGAGATCAAGGATAGTACGCTGCTCGTACTTGCGTGTGATGCTTGTGATAGCTTTAGTCTCTCGAGTGAAGACAAAGTTCTTGATCGTTTTCATTGCGCTTATATTTGTTTTGTTCTTAGTATTTCTATTCTTTCTTTGATTGTACTACATATAGGGGTAATAAGGGGGATCAGCTGCAACTGATCCCCCTTTTCCTATTCTCTTAGTGCGTCTTCTTTTGACATAGACCTTAAAGCAATACCGTTGCGTGCGGCAAATCGTATGGGCTCATCTGTACCCGGGAAGTACACGTTACACACATTGTCCCACTCCCTATCCTCCAGGATCCTCTTGACCGCAAGGTCATTCTCCTGTAGCCTCGGGATGAACTTAGGCCCGAAGGGTCCGTGTCCTATATACCACATGCCAGAAACACAGGACATCTTGATCTCCTCATCGGACATATCTGCCATCCTGTATATGACTGCGTGATCGTTGTAGGCGTTAGTAATCTCCTTAGTCAGTCCGGACATCAGGCCTCGCAAGTACGCAACCTTATGCTTAACTGATACCTGACTGCTGGAAATCACGTCACCCCTATTAGATACCGCTATGGTATTAAGGACACGGAAACCTCTCTGACCTTCCTTGATGTATAGTAGTGCGCTCTTCTGTAGCTTGGTGAAGGCGTGCTCATCAAAGACAGTTAGTGTGTCCGTCATCATCCTTTCCTCACGCCTGTGTACCCCAACCAAAACACCATAGGCAAACCACTCCCTCTCAGATTCTCTCTCGATCATCAGATAAGAAAGAGGAAGAGTAACAGAAAAAGAAGGAAGGAAAAGACCATCACGCCTTTCCTCAATCTCTTCTGGCATGACTGCCACTGGTGTCTGTATTGATCCCAACATAGGGATAGGTACATAGGAACAGGTCTTGAGCCTCGTGGGTTCTCCATACATGATACGTCCCCTACGGAGCCCCTCCTCAGTGAGGAAGGTGCAACCGTTAGCGTCCCTCAATGGTATAGGACCTTTCTCTGCCGTCATCACAACGGTGGATGCTTTATATCCTCTTCGCATATATGTCCTCGATAGAGTTCACTTCTTCAGCGTTGATCTCTTTGTAGTGTCTAACGCCTGAGGAGAGATAGTATTCAAGCTCTGCAGCGACCTTACGCCACGATGGTACGCTGTGATCACCGATAGAGTAACCTGTGCTACCATCCTTCGTCTGGCTGAACTTAAATGCTAGAGGTCGTGGCGTTCCGTTGTTACGCACCACGATAAAGTGGAAGTCGTCAAGCTCATAGTCCTTGAACTGCTCATGCTGATTCATCCTAGCCCTGATGATATCATAGTACATCTGAGCTTGAATGCCGTAGTTCCATTCGATGACTGACTCTGGGAAGTCATCTTCTACCTTGCTGGTGGTCTTGAGGTCAATGATCCTCACAAGCTTCTTAGCGTGGTCCACAGTGATGATGTCAGCCATACAGCGCAATCCTACACGGCCCATCTTAGCTGTGAACTTCAGCTGGTAGAAGATCTCACCGTCGAAGGGTGGTACCTCCAGGACCTTTGATACACCTGTGTTAGCTCGTAGGGCATTCACACACGCCATAGCCTTATCCAGCTGGTCCTGGGTGATGATGTTCTTACCTTGCGTCTTCCTCACAGCGTCAAAGTACTCAGCACAGCCGTGTACGTTCTTCAGTCGTGAGGACTTGTACCGATCATCGATGTAGTACTTACACTCAATGCATGCCTTGTGTATCTCTTCCTCAGGAACTTCTACCACCTTACTATAAGTGGTTGAGGAGAGAAGAAGGTCTACAACGTCCTTTAATTTCCCTGATGGCACATTGTCTTCCTTTCCTACTACATAGCGCTCAGGGAACTCCTCTGGCGCTGTGAAGAGGCAATCGACTAACGAACCGAAGGTTAGTGATGCAGATGTGACCTTGTCGTCTAGGTTGTCGATCCTCCCTATACCTTCCCTGAGGAAGCGAGAGATCTTACTATAAGACAAAGCCGGATCCGCACGGTAGGTATCCTCGCTTACGTCCCAAGCAAGGTCCTTGAAGTTCGGATGGTTACTCATTGTTCTTAGTATGTTCTATAAATTCTTTGATGTCCTTGACTGTCTTGATCTCCCAGAAGTGGATCTCGAGATCTGTCTTGAGCTGTTCTAGGTATTGTAGTATGAGCTTCCTCTTTACAGGGTAAACATCATTGGCGAAGCCCTTGCACTCTATGATATGCAGCTGGGTCTTCGTCATATAGACGAAGTCAGGCATGTATGTGATGGCTCTTACCACATTCACGATCTTGTACATCGATGAGTGGAAGTTCACCTGCTTAGGCTCGAACTTCTCCATGAGCGTCATCTTCTTAGGCTCATGTAGGATGTCTAGCCCATGATTCTCACATACCTTGTAGAATCTTTCTTCCAGCTTAGAACGGAACTTGATCCCCTTGTACTCCGTCCAGGAGGCTCCCCTGATCTTCTTGTTTCCCGTCATGATACATTAGTGTGAGAACGACCTCGGCCATAACATCCACCCCATAGGTCTCAGCGAGATCTGATGGGTCCTTACATCCATAGTCCTTGGGTAGGACTAGGTTGATAAGTCTTGGGTACTTCTCTCGCAACACGGCGGCGTAGTGCTGCCCATTGTTGACGCTAGAGTCGAAGTCGTTATCGTATAGTAGGTAGACCTCCTCAAAGCGCTTAAAGAGATCCATCATCACCTTATGGTTAGGTTTAGTCCCTTCGGACTGCATCGCCGTGGCAGGAATACCTATAGCCTTCCACAGGCACATGGCGTCCTTCCTAGACGATGTGATGATGAGTCTCTTGCCCTGAGGAGGTAGGAGAGTCCACAGGTTCCACACTGAAGCATCAGTGTTAGATAGCCACTTCATCTTCTGACTCTTTGGCTGGTAGACCTTGATATGCATACGACCATCTTTATTCTCTACATAGGCGTAGGATAGTGCTTCCGCTGGGAAGGTGTTATACCCACTACCTCTGTTGATACTGATCGTCTTGACAGCATACACACCGAACTCTGTAAGGTCCTTAGTAGAGATACCATAGGCAGACCAATACTTCTCATCCACCGCACTGAACTCACGCGTTGTCACTGAAATGTCTATGATCTGATCTACTACCTCCATCTGTAACCTGTTGTGATTCTTGATAGTCTTGTTCCCGAAGTCCTCGATGAGCTTGGCTCTTGTCTCGCCTGTGAGCAAAGATATCAATTTTAACACAGACCCTGATTCGCCGGTCCCATGATCCTTATAAAGAATGCCTCCCTTTCGACCTTTGAAGATCGAGAAGGAGGCACCTCTATCTAGTCTCATTGGGGAGCGGATGAGGCAAGGGACTCTCTCCACGCCAAGGTATTCCTTGAGCATGTTGAGGTCCCGAGCTTCATCTATGAACCGGTCACTATCTGTTATGCCCAGTCCAAACGCCATTAGAACGTAGCTGGCTCATTAGCGAAGGGATCGTCATCACCAGTTACATCAGCTCCACCTGCGAGAGGATCAGCGTTGCCAGCGCCACCGAAGGGATCATCATCCCCTGAGAGCTCAGCGCTGCTTGCCGTAGCTGAACCTACGTTGTTAGGAGCCTTGGCAAACGTAGAGATCGTGTTAGCTGCGAAGGGTGCGATAGCGTCCGTAGAGAACTGATCCTTGATAGATCCACCGAAGGCAGCGAGCTCATCGACGTGCTTAGCGACCTGCTTGTTGATGTAGGTAGCCTTAGCATACGATGTGAAGAAGAGACGATTGTAGATCGACTGATAGAACACTGATGGATTATCCTTGTCCTGACGAGCCGTGAACATCAGCTTGACAGCACGGAGCTCACCGATCTTGACGATACCCTTCAGCTCCTTCATCTTGCCAGCGAGGAGACTCTTGATATCGTCGATGCAGCACTCAGCCTCCTGAAGGTTAGCGATAGGGAGCCACTGTTTCGTGTTGTTGTCATACTGATGTGTCTCAGGGATCTGCAGGAACGTGCGGATGAACTTCACGAGATCTTCCTCACCACGTACGGCACGACGGAAGCCAGGGAAGATACGAGCCTTGAAGCCGCTGTCATAGACTACCTCCTTCTTCTCTTCTACCTGCTCAGCCGTAGCCCATGCAGTGTTACCATACTTGTCGATTACCTGATAGCGGATAGGCTTGCCGTTCTCGCCCTTAGACTGGAAGAACTCCTTGTAGAGACGGAAGCGGATGGAAGAGTTGAGCTTACGTCCATCGACCATTTCCTCGAGGGTCTCTACGTGGAATACGATGTCCACGTAGTCTACGGTGCGCTGTACGTTGCCCTGCTCATCCTTGTACTCTGCAGTACCGGAATACTTAGGCTCTTCTCGGTCGATCTTTCGACCAAGGAGATCGCTGAGCTCAGCGTTGGTTGGGTTGACTGCGATTACACGCACAGGTGCGATACCTACATATACGTCGCGTGCTTCTGATGTGAGAGAGAGAGACTGATTGTTCTCGCCTTTTGCAAATGCCATAATACTTGTCTTGTTATGTTAGTTATGATTCTTGATTAGTTGAAAGGTAGATCATCGATGGATGAGGAGAAGGGATCTTTGTCCTCTTCCTCATGATCGTAGCTTGAAGGATGGACGAACTCCGTAGTCTCAGCATCCTCTACTGGGATGATGTCGTGATCGCCCTCTTCCTCAGGATCGAGATCTGGTGTCTCGTCTTCCTCAGGTTCTTCGATGTCTGGCTGTTCGTCCTCAGCCTCGTCCTGGTCCTCATTGCTGGGGATGACGACTACGATCTTCATCTGTTCGTCGTGACTGAGGTCAGCGAACTCCTTGGGGCTGAGACCACCGGTGAGCTTCTTGAGGTGCTCAGCGTTGAGGTCGATGAGTGTCTTGTAGGATTCCTCCTCTACACCCATAGCCTCTAGTTTCTTAGCGTATCGAGCTCGTACAGCCTCTGCTGCACGCTGTGCTGCACGCTGAGCTTCTTCCTCGCACTTAGATGCTACTACTGTTTTCTTCTCCTCAATACCGGCTACCTTAGACTTGTAGTCTTCGATGACCTTGAGGATCCAGCGCATTGCTGTTACTTCTGTTCTTGATGCCATGCTTATAAGTTGTTAATGGTTATTACTTGATCTCTGCGGCTGGCTTAACTGCAGAGGGTTTCTTTTCTTCTTTCTTAGGAGGTTCCTCCATGGTCCCTTCCTCCTCATAGTAGGCACGTGAGATATCGAGGACTGCCTGAAGGTCGTTGTCGATGTATCTCTCCTCAAACATACCTACAGGTGACTTAGCTGGGATGGTGAAGCCATGACGCTTAGTCCTGCGAGTGATGAAGCGATAGACAGGTTCGTCTTCCTCATCATCAAACTCTACGTCCGTGAAGAGGGTGACGGTGACAAGCTCCAGCGGGTTAGACTGCTTGTCTACCAGCTTACCTACTGAGGAGAGCTTGTACTCTGGAAATTCCAGGGTGGTGTCGTCATCCTTCTCGACGTGCATCATCAGGACTACCTGTAGATCCGCGCGCTGCTTAGAGAGGAAGTAGAGTAACTCCTGGAAGTTAGCCGCCATACGGTTGAACTTGTCGTAGCCCTTCTCCCCTGCGCGGATAGTGTTGAAGCTCTCGTTACGCATCAGATAGATCGTATCGTCAATGACGATGGTCTTGATATGCTTGAGAGGACCATCAGCCTTGGTAGAGGCGATGAACTTCATGATCTGGTGGTAGTCGTCGGTCTCTACGAAGTTGCGGTTCTGAGTGTTGAACTTCTTCTTGTAGCCACGGAAGGGGATGTCCTTCAATGGTACGACGTTGATGATTAGTGTCTCCTCAGGCCTGAGGTTGCGCATTGAGTAAGACTTGCCTGTACCAGTCTTACCAGCGACGATGATTGCTTTTGCCATGCTTATTACTTTCTGAAAGTTTCTATTAGTTTGAGGTCGTCAGCCACATACCCTGCCTCATCCTCTGGCTTCTTAGCCTCCTTGAAGTAGGCCATTGCACCACAGAAGATAAGACCGATAGTGCTACCGACTTCCCCATCTCTGTTCTTCTCTATGGATAAGAAGCGGATATTATCCTTGTACTTCTTGATATCATACCCTGCGTACTGAGGGATGTCGTGTACAGCTGGTGAGTATATCCCCATCATAACATCAGCATCCCTATACGTGTACTTAGTGTCTGCCAGACCTGAGCGTGTTGGTCGTGTGCGCTTAGCCTTGACAGCTTCCTGAGTCTCATTCTCGCCAGACTGCTGTTGTACCACTACAGGTATGAACTTGTAGAAGTTAGCTGCCTTCTTCTTGAGGTACTTGCTCAGTCGGTCCATAGAAGCCTTGAGAGACTCGCCCTTACTTGGCATGAGGAGAGATATGTGGTCAAGCCATATGATCACATACTTGTTGTCGTCTGCGATCTTATAGGACTCTGGCACCTTGGTCGTGGTGATAACACCGGTGACTTCATCTACCTCTTCCTTCTCCTCATATCCTATAGTGCCGTGCATCTCAGCGTACCTCTCAATCTCATGTTCAATACCCTCCATCGTATCGGCGGACTTGAAGAGCATACAAGACTCAAAGTATCTGAGGAAGGACTGAAAGTCCTTTGTCTCCATATACTTCTTCGTCTCCTCATCGATCTTCTGCTCAGGGTGAGTACCCTTGAGGACCGACTTAGGTACGACCTTCTTGAGGTTGCGATAGAGTAGGTAGCTGATAAACCTCAGCATGATATCCTCCTGGGTTTCCTCAAGAGGAAATGCTATGACATTGACCTTTATACGCCCATTAGAGTAGAACGCCTTGAGGATAGGCTCAAATAGGAAGTAGGCACAGGTGAACTGTGATTTACCTCCATTTGAGTAAGCCGTGATCAGGTGATACGTGGCTCGCTGTATCCCAGGAAAGCTCCGCTTGAACCTCTGGAAAGACAAAGGTATGATATTCTTTTGGACATCATCCACAGCCTGAGCTGTGCTTATGAGGTCCAGGACTTTATCCGTTAGTGACTTCCTTTTCGTCGTACTCATTGGGGTCTAGGTTGAGGAGAAGAGCACCTACCTCAATACGGTTATTGATGGCTCGGCTCTGCGCCTTCTCATATAATGCGAGCATCTTGAGGCGTGCGCCTACCAATGCTGACTTAGCTGTATCTGCTACGAAGTGGGTGTAGACAGGCTGTTCTAGTTGATCGATCTCGTTGTAGAGGCAGATGGTAGCCTGATAGCCATCGCCATTCTTGATCATGCTGTGCGTAATCTTCATTTGCTTGTTTGTTTGTTATACTAGGGTTTGTGTCCAGTCCTCTTCTTCCACGATCATCTCGTCTCCGAGCTCGATCCAGTTGAGGAGGTAGGACTCGTGTTTAGGGGTTTGTGGTGTGCCTCCGTAGCTGAAGATGAAGTCCTCAAGGCCTCTCAGATAAGTCCAGTCGCCTCTCAGTGAGTCGATGTACTTCTTAGTGGCCTCGATGATGACCTCTTCCTCAATCTCCCTATTGGGGTCAAAGACAGTACGGAAGTTTGTTAGTGATATTGCTATGTTCGCTGGTGCCCCAGCAAACGGCACTGAGTAGCCTGGCCTCTTCCCCTTCGGGTAGAGTGCCCTTAGCTGTCTAGCTAGTGGCAACTCCTCAGCGCTAGATCGTATCTTACTCATCTTAGTCGGTGTCTGATGTTCTTTACGTAGTGATATATGATACTCTTGAACTGTAGGTCTGCATCTACATGGGCTATCACCTTGTGCATTTGCAGTGGCTCTATGATCGTTCTGGTACTCCTGTACTTCGATATAGCCTCTCTGAGGGACCATATCGAGAACTGTGGGTACTTCTGCCTGAACGCTCGGATTGAGGAAGACAGAGAGACTATATTGTCCTGCTTGCCGGGCTTGTAGTGGAAGAGTAGCTCTCTTGCGAGCTCTACCTCATCCATCTCCCTCACCCCATGCTTCATAGCCTTCCAGATGATAGCGTCAGTTTCAGCTGTTGCAAAATATGCACCATCTTCCTTGACGATATTCACGATGTGTCCTATCTCATTGTAGAGATGCTCCCCGGTCCCTTCTTGGGCGGTGAGTATCCTGCTACTGATGAGTAGTGCCATCTCCTGATAGGTCAGACCTATGCTCTCAAGGTAAGCATCATTGAATATGATTTGTCCGAATGAAATGTCTGTCATCTTGAGTGGTACACTTTCTGTCCATTTCCAACAACCTCAAGGGCGGACTTGAGGAACTCCTCGTCTCGGGTATTGTCGATACAGAGGATGACTACAAGGGGCTTATCATGGCGCAGGACACGTCCTACCTTCTGAATAACACCTCGTTCTCCTGCATCGAGTTGGGAGATAATGCCTACCTCACAGTCGAAGAGGTTGTAGCCTTCCTGCAACATACCCACAGCGAAGATCTCGTCAATCTTACCATCGTTGAAGTTGTCTAGTATTGCTTGATTGTTCTTCTTCTTAGAGTGAATACTACATTCATAGTTCAGAGCATCAGCCTGGTCTATTGAGGAGACGAAGCATACGAACCTTTTACCCTTAGCGCGGATGCGGTCAGTGATACTCTTGATTCGTGATGTCTTAATCTCCCCAAGGATCCTCTTACGCTCTATGCAGGCGTTAAAGTATACCTGCTTGCTGTACTCTGTGCCTTGCTTGTCGTACATATCCTTAGCCCAGGTTACTCGGCTCTCAATGTAGTCGTAGTACTGCCTTTCCGTACAGCTGATCAGCACATTGGCTGATGGGTTATGCTCCTTAGAGATCCAGTAGAACCTTTTGTCGTAGCCTGTCTTGACAGTAAAGGGCTTGTTGGGGTCACGTACGACCTTGATGACCTGATTAGCCACCTTGTTGTCCAGTTTAGAGTGCATCACCCAGATCTCAGGCTCCGGTAAGACACCAGACTTAACAGCGTTCCTCAGAGTGACCTTCAGCGTCTGTAACTCCGGCCGTGCCTGCTTGAGGAAGGCTACTTCGCTTTCCTTCAATGTGGCACTGAGGAAGACAGTATATGTAGACTTGATGTCTAGGAATGCCTCCTTACGCTTGTCTGTGACCAGGTGGTGCGATTCATCAGCGATGATGAGATCGTACTCCTTACCTGCCAGCTTGTGCATAGAGTGGTAGCAATAAGTCTCGCATTCTACTCCCTCCTTCCTCAGGAACTTCTCAAACTCCGTCTCCCAGTTCTTGCCGTGGCCAACCTCATTGACGAGCAAGAGCACGCTCTTGATGTCTGGTATGCTGTTGATCACTTCAATGGCTAAGGCTGACTTGCCAAAGCCAGTAGGTAGGTTGAGGAGGATATGCTTAGCCTTATCCACGAGTAGTAGCTTGGCTAGCAAGCCTCGCATCTTCTCTCTATCCATAGGCGGACTCTTGTCTTTCTTTGTTGTTCGTTTCTTATACTTTCTACTCATGTTACTGATTTTCTTAGATAAGGGGGGTGACCTCCTTAGAAGCCACCCCCAATACCACCAACTATAATAAGCATAGCTATGTCGCCTTGGCGAAACAGCTTGTCAGTAACGACAGGTCAAAGGTAAGAATTATTCCTCATCCTCTTCCCCATCGTCGTCCTCCTCAGGATCATCTTCTCCTGGGAAGGGGAACTCTACCTCGATAGCTTCCTCATCTCCTTCTTCAGCCAGCTCGTACATCTTGACACCGCTATACATCATACCGAAGGATTGAATAACCAGGCCCCACAGCCCAAGCTCCTCGATCCAGATGAAGATGGTCTCTGGGTATCGCTTGGTGATTCTTAGGACCTCGTATAGATCCTTGTTGGTGAGGAGACAGGTATAGCAATCATCCTCAGTATCTGTAACGCGCAGGACCTCTGATGTGAAGCACTCCTCTCCCATGTAGGCGCATTCGTTCGTCTCATTCATCTGCAGAGCCTTACAGCACGCTACGGTGTTGTGGAGCTCATCGATGATCTTCATTAGGTTAGTTTCCTTGACTCTTAGCTTTCTCATATCTCTTATGTATTGTTGTTAAATGATATAAGGGCCTAACCTCCCGGCCAGACCCTTACGATAGTGCTTGAAATGATTCTTGTGTTGTAGTGTTACAAAATTAGTGAATACTTTTTGATCGCCCAAGATGCTGAGTGAAACTCCTCGGATGTCCCAAATCTGCGAGTGCATCTGGGCGATCATTTGTTTATTTTTCTTCGTGGTGATAGTGGATGATTCCACGTACCACGCTCTCTGCATCGATGCTCTTCCTTATGGCTTTCTCGAGCCCTTCGATCAAGTCTAGGATACCCTGAATGTCTGAGAGATGCTCAAGTGCATACTCTTTGACCTCATCAATCCTATCCTGAACCTCAAGGTTAGCCTTTAGGGTTCTTGTCGTTGCGATGTAAAGGTAGTCAATTTCTTTCTTATCAATCATGATTGCTGTTGTTAAATAGTTAGGGGCAGGCCTAAGCCTACCCCTATACTTGTTAGTTGAAGATGCTGCGTAACCACCATGCACCACCGCCAGCGACGATTACCATGGGGAGCACGATGAGAATGAAGAACATGATAGCGTGGATCACGTGGATCTTATTGCTCTTCTCTACCCACATCTTGTCGGTGATACAGAAGAAGCGGTCGAGCTTACGCTTCCAGTCTTCTACATAGAACTCGCCGTTGTAGTACTTCTTGAAGCGACGTACTTCACCGTCTTGTCCTGCGATCCAGTACTTCTCTGTGCCATCTTCCATCTTGGCCACAAGACCAAGGCGACCATCTGGCCACTGCTTAGGCTCGACACCAGTCTGGTTGACCCAGCTGAAGTATACCTCCTGGTTGAGCTTAGCGCCATTAGGATCGATCTGCTCTACCTTGATATCCTCAGCCTTCAGAGGGATGAACCCTTCACGCTTGACAGTTGTACCGTCAGGACCTGCAGCACTGATAGGGTCCTCGATGACCCTTACATATTTCTTTGCCATACTCTATATAATGAAGTGATACCCTTTGGCTCTTCCTCAGGGACTATGGCCACAAAGTTAACACTTCTATAGGGACATGAGGAGAGCAAAGAGAATACCTAAGGCATCACATGCAAGATCCTTCTTGTCAAAGTAGCCTCCACGCTTAGCATCCCAGACCTCCTTAGCTACTGATACTACTGCCGAGATGGCGATAGCCACCCAGAGGCCCGCTACAAGGCTCACAATCTTCGTCAGTGAGGCGATCGCTACAAAGTGGAGGCATCCATCCACCCCGATGTTTTTAACGCACCACAGGGCGATTCTGTCGGTTAGTGACTGTTTCATTGTTTATAATCCTTGCTTAATCTTTCCGATATGAATGATGTCGTACACGTCTTCTATTAGAATGGCCTTCTCTATTGTCCAGTCTTTGTGGTCCTTTCTCAGCCACATGCTTTTTGAGGATGCTTGTTTAGCCTGTAGACCTGTCTCAGCCTTTACAAGCTGGTATCTGTAGAGATCCTTGTAATCGCCATTTAGACACTGAGTGTATATTGACATCTTTACAAGGTAGAGTCTTTCGCCTCCAGCTTCTAGGATTTTATCGTCTATAAGCTTAAAGCCATCCATTTTGTACTTAAAGCTCATACCCGAGCTACTGTATATCTGGTGCTGATCTCTAATCTCGGACTCGATAGTAATTCTCTGAGTTTCCCATTGGCATACCACTGCGTAGGTTCTTGCTTTCTCACTGTCCCCTATTTTTACCTCTACAATTTGTAGTGCGTATGGGACCTTTCTTCCTTCTTCCATATCTTAGCTCTATTCCTCGTTATCTTCTTGTAGGATCTGCTTTAGCAGCATCTCCCGGTCCTTGTTGATTAGGTCGGTGAGTTCAGGGTCGGTGCGACTTGCTCCTCGTCCTACCCAGCTACCGATAACCTCTCCAATGTAGTTCTCGCCTTTTGCCTTGATGGTTCGCATTAAGAAGGCTACCCATACTCCCTCTTCCTCAGGTCCAGGTATTACCTGAAGAACATGCCGGTATTCCACGATAACGTTTCCAAGCTTGAACTGAGCCATCTTAAAGAATGACTGTATATGCTGGTTTCCTGCTTTTAGCTCTAAATCTTTCATTTCCATCTTGGTTTACGTCTTATACTAAATTAACCTCACCCTCCTCATTGGGTATTAGTCTTTGAGGAAGATGAGGTTGGTTATACTTCTGTTGTTAGTCTCTGTCTTATATGTTTATACTAGTCAGCATCACATCGTTATATGTGAGTCCGATGATAGCGTTATCGTAGCCCTCGTCATAGCTATAGAGGTCTAATGGGATAAAGATAGATGGTCCATTATCAGGTGCTATTCTAACACCTATGCCTCCCTGTGGCACAATAGAGTCCTTGATGTTCTTTAGGTTGAGGTAGAACTTCAAGCCCTTGAGGAAGCGGATATCTTCCTTGATTCCACTAAAGTCAAAGTAGCCATCTTCTCTATCCTCCTTGATCCCATACAGCTCACCATTCTCGTGTCGCATGTTCAAACCGCGCCCATCTACTGACTCTATGTAGAGGGGGCCAAAGGCTACTTGCTGAGACTTAGGCAGCTTCTTGAGGAGGCTGTCGTAGTGATCTATTAACATATTTCCTGTGGTTTATAAATGAGAATAGCCGACCTCATGGCCGGCTGTGTACCCCGAGATGGAATCGAACCATCATCGTAAGTTTAGGAAACTTATGTTCTATCCGTTGAACTATCGGGGCTTGTGCGGGCCACCTCCATTATGGCTAAGAGGTAAGCCCGCGTCGTGTAATCACTCAAATGGAACCAATGCAAAGATAGCGCGTTTAGCGATATGAGCAACACAGGTGCGCCCATCTTTGCTTTTTGAGTGATCTTAGTCTACAAGGATTCTCTGCCCCACGTCTGTGCTGACGTAGGTAGCTGAGTCGACTCGCTCCTCAACGATGCGACCATCATCCTTGCGGACTATGAAGTAGTATCGCGTCTCTCTGCGCTCTATACGTTGTTCTAGTTGTTTTGCATCCCAGTTGTACATATACCCTGAGGGCACGAAGGTCTTGTCCATGACCTCAGCGTTTGACTCAGGTGTTGTGATGGCTACTATGGTGAACGGTGCGAACAAGGCGATTAGCGCTGATGTAATCATTATTGCTGTGTATTTCTTGTCCTGCTTCACTGTCGTCAATGTACCCCCGATCATCACAGCACAGGTTATGCAGACGGCTAAGGGCACAAAAATTGATAGGAAAATCAGTAAGTCTCGCATTGGTCTATATTATTAGAACTTGATACTATTTCTAGTCTCAAGTAAAACTTATGGATACATCATCCCCTAGGCAATTTAATAGGTATTGAGGAAAGACATATAAGTAGAAGAACATATTATTCCTTTCCTCATTAAACGCGCGCGCGAGGCGCATTTTCGGGCGAACCCGAACCTAATTAAATTGCGCATAGGGGGATGGCTTCTTAGCCCCAAGGGTGAGGTACCACTATGGTATCCAATCCTCAACCTCTCGGCTGTCTCTCTTCCTCAGGCAACACGTACCCAATGTCGATTGACACTCTACTCTTTATCTAATCAGGCCTGAGTAGTAGTATTAGCTCTCTTTAGGTCTGGCCAAACCTAGACGGCGGATCACTTTACCAGCCGGCCACCTATCCGTCAATTTTATATCCCCTGGGTTACTACCCAAAGCTCCTGGTGGCGTTCATTCTCCCACAGGACGTTCGATGTACACCGTTGAATGGGAGGGGAATCTCCAACTATCCACCGCCCTTGGGATGCCGTACACTTCTGTACCTCCTAGGCGGCCTCATTGCTGGGCCACCACAAAGGTATGAAGAATATCTGGGACTTGAGGAAGAGAGAGTAGGTGAATCTGGCTGTTAGTCTTAAAACATACTCATTACGTCATCTACATACTCCTCCCAGGCGAGTTTATATCCTTCCTCAAGAGTCTTGATGCCGCCCTCCACTAGAATGGTCTCTCCGGTGATATCCATCTTGAGGAGGCTATAGATACCCATAGAGCGTTCCATGAGGAAGTCATACCACAGGTTTGTCTCTGCGATCTTATCGGCATCATTCGCGCTCATCCACTCTAGTGGCTTGAGGATTTGTGATAGTTGTTCTTTCTTCATAGTTGTTACTTGTTTCAATTCACGCACCCTGGGAATGGTGCGACCTGCTTTAGTTGTTCTCTCTTCGTGATTCTTACTTGAATAGGTCTAACACGTCATCGACGTAGTCATTCCAGGCTATGGCCTTAGCTTCCTTCAGCGTTGGAACGTTCCTCTTTATTAGTACTCTTGGCCCATCGCCTGTATCATCGACCATTACTGTATATGCCCCATCAACTTTAGATATTCTATACCACCCATTGTGGAAGTCAGTGTATGCCGCTATGTCGCCGAAGCCGGCTCCATTCCACTCCAGCGGCACTAGTTCTTGTTCTAATTGTTCTTTTGTCATTTTAGTTTATTGATGTTTACTCTGTCTCCTACGTTGGTATCCATGTAGACTATCTTCGCTACTCGCTCTTCTATGACGTGCTTGTCGTCACGTTTGATTGTCAGGTAGTAGTTGTCTTCTGAGGATATCCATGCGGGCTTGACTGTCTTTTCTATTACAACACCGTTATTTCTCAGGTGCCGATCTTGCTTGTCTAGCCATCCAGCAAAGAGTAATAATATACCAAAGAATAGTATAAATATGAATCCTGGATTTTCCACCCAGAATGGGGTTTCTGTTTTATTATGTCGTCCCATATCTCTTATTATTAGCGTTCCACTGACTACCCCATATGAGATAGCCGGTGGTCTGCTTATTACACATATACTACTTAGTCGTAGAGAAGACTAGTTAGCGATAGTATTCTTATCCTCACTCTGCTCTTCTACGCCTAGGCGCTTGAGCTGAGCGTCGATGATACTAAGCTGTAAGCCTTCCAGCTTTACAGCCATTGAGGAAGAGAGCTTAGTGGACATAGCCAGCGCTGTGATGCCGGTCATTCCTTCTGAGAAGACTCTTGCCGTAGCTGCTGGATCCTCCTTGTTGATGACTGCCTGGTGCATCTTCATGAAGAAGTCCATAGTTGCGTCAGCGAGCTCCTCTGCCTGCTTAGCTACATCGATGAAGTTCTCTGTCTTTGTTTTGCTTGCTTCCAGCTCCTTGATACGGAGCTCCTTTTCTTCTTGCGTCATTGTTTGTTAGTTAGATTGAGTTTCGACTGTGATCTTGATCTCCTTACGACCAAGGATGAATCGGTCTACGATAGAGTCCTCTAGGAAAGCTACGATAGGTGTATCCTTGATAGAGATGACTCTTTCTTCGTGGTCCCCTTCCTCATAGTCCTTGATGAACTTCACCGCTAAGGCGTAGGCTGCGTGGAAGTCCTCTACGGAGAGGAAGAGCTTGCGTGTGGTGCTCTTAGTCACCACACCCATATCGTTGATCGCGTCCACCTGGTAGGTCGCTAAGTAGAACTCTGGTGTCTGGTGCTCCTGTAGTTTCTTCTGTTCAAGTTCAGCCTTGACGACCTTGAGAGAGTCGATCTTCAGGCTGTCGAGCTTGTAGTCTTGCTGATACGTGACCCATTTGATGACCAGCGCCTCAGCGAAGGCGTAGTTAGGTGCTTCGACGAGGTAAGACTCGGACATCTTCTCATCAAAGGTGGTCTCATACGAGACCTTAGCTTGGAATAGCTTCATTTGATTTTGTGTTTAGAGTTATACTTTCCCATTGCTGGGGTTCATAAGTTCTAGAAGATTCTCTTTAATTTATGAGAATTGAAGAGGATTACTCATCTCTCTCCTCCTCAGGATTGAGGGTCTCGGAGATCCATAACAGCTCATCTTCGATGTGAGGAGAGCGATGTACTCTCCTCTCCCTACCATCGGTGACATCGCCTTCTATGTTGATCATAGAGTGTACCACCTCGATGGTTGTCTCGAAGTAGTCCATTGTTGCACCGCGGACCTTATCGATCGTTATCGTTGCGATTCTTTGCTTCATACGATTTGAGTCTTCTTCTCAATTCAGATATGGTGCTATATAGACCACTAAAAGCTTCGTGTGCAGTATGGACATACATTGGGCCGATCTTCTCATCTTTGAACATAGTCTTTTCTGCTAGTCCCTTATCTATTGTTGTTGTTGCTATGTATAGATGTGGGTAGAGGCTTTTAGTCTTCAGCTCCAGGCTTACCGTTTTACCTTCGATCGAAGTGGAGACGTTGATAATCTCTGAATCTTCCAGTTCCTCTACCTCCATGGTGATCGGTTCCCGCATCTCCATCTTCATTAGGTAGTCTTTGGCCGTTTGTAGCTCCAGCCGTCTTAATTGACTAGCCGACAGCTTCTCTGGCTCGTAGACTCCTGGTATCTCCGGAATCTCGATAGGCTTGAGTCCTGGTATCTCCTTTCTTGAGATCTTGATGCACTTGCTCTTCTCATCCTGGTAGACGTTGTACAATTTCCTGAGGAAGGGTGTGATGATCAGGCTTATCTCAAGAGGAGAGAGCTTCTGCATATCTAGCGTATACATCGTATCTCTTCTATTCTTATAGGCCACCTCAGTCCATATAGGCTCCTCTGAGAGTGTCAAAACGTATGGGTGATTATACCGCCTTACGTGGTCTAAGATCTCGCCTTGTAGGGCCTCTACGAGCCACTCACGGCAATCCCATACAGGTCTATTGCCTTCGTACTTCTTGATAGGCCATAGCTCCTCTATCATGGTGAATTCCCTACACTCAGGGATTATGTTCTCATTCATAGTTGTTTCTTTTGATTTGCCCCTGAGGAGAGGATAGTGTCCCTTCCTCAGGATCTATTACTTCTTCTTTGTTCTGCCCTCGCCACCGCACAGATGAATGTGAGGATAACAAAAGCTCTTACTTCTGTGGGGTATCCACTCGCCAGGATCAAATAAATGCCCTGTATGAAGAGATAAAGCCTTATGAGGTCTATCATACTACTCATACCGTTGGAGGCGCATACAGACGGCTGCAGATAGGCACATGGCTACCTGAGTAATGCCGGTGATCATGTCGGTCTCAAAGAACACCACAGCGCTAAGCCCTGCGATGAAGGAGATGAGCACCATGGCGATAGAGCGTAGTAGCTCGTTGCGATTCTTTCTTGTCATATCTTTTACTTTCTCTTATTTAGCTTCTCTGCTACCTCTTTGATGAAGAACTCCCTGAACTCAGGTAGACGCTCAAGGATGTAGGTCAGCATGCTCGCTACCCTGCTTGGTGGTACTCCATCTTCGATCTCTTGCTTGATATTGGTATCCCCGATCCCGTTTATTCTGATTTCCCTTACCTCATTTTGATGGTCGTATTTTATCTCTATGTATCCTCGCGCTATCATTCTTACCTCATTTGGCTTTTCCTTCGCAAGATCCTCGATATCCACATTGATGCTGATGTCTCTCATCCAGATTGACTCTCCAACACGTAATACTCCTGAGAGCTGTAGCATCTCCATGATTGCTGTCATTCGTAATAGCTCGGATTCCATGCGCTGTATTTTCCTAACGCATGATGCTATATACTCATAGGCTCGTCTCTGATGCCTATCGAGCATGTAGTAGTCTAAGCCAACACCACAGACTCTCGCGATCTCTTGCGCCTTTTTCTTCCGGTTCTTTCTCTTCCTTTGTTCGATTGGGCTCTTTTTTCTGTAAATCTCCTGTGCCTCGGAGACTAGGTGAATTAATTCCATATCCATATTCTTGCCTTATTTACTTAACCACTTCTCTACGCGCTGGATGAACTCTGCTTCAAACTTGTCGAACTCTTGTAGGGTGAAGTCAAGAATATCCTTAATCTCACCATACGATAGACCTCTTGGTCCATTCTTACTTATTGATATCGGTTTATTCTGATATACACGGAAGGTGCAAACTCCGTAGTTAGGCACATGCTTCGATATCTCTATCCACGTGTGTGTTGGCCCTCCCACTTGATCGTTCTTTCTCTGTCTTATCGTCATTGGTGGTGCCTCCCATTCTATCCCTTTTCGCCCTAGCACACTATCCAGCGACATTATATTTTTGTCTACTAGATCTCTAGATATTTTGCAGATGACTGTCATTCTTCCTCTCAGCTTATGGACTTTGAGGAGAGATGATGCCATCTTTTGGACAGTAACTCTCATCTGCTTTGACGCTAAGGCATAGTAGACCTCGGTGTCCAGCATTTTCTTGATCTGGTTTTCCGTGTTGCGCCTGTGGTCTTCCTTGAGCTTTTCTGCAGCCTGTATGTTTACGGCTTTCTCGGAGACGCTTATGGATAGATGTATTAGTCTATCCAGCTTCTTATCTTTCGCCATAGCTTATACTATTAAAGGCCCCCTCGTGCTTGAGGAGGCCCAGATTCTACTTGACTTGTTCAAACTCTTCCTTGAGTTCAGTACTATTGAACACACCGAACAGCCCTGATTCTTGGCTATAGAGGAAGTGATCACCCTTCTTGAGCTCTAACTGTCGACCGTAGAAAATAAAGAAGAGGCTTTGTGCATCTTCTATCACTATTGTATTTGAGCCTAGACGCACGAAAATACCCATCTTATTGTCTGGGTCGTTCAAGATATCGTGAAACTCCTTTAGGTTCTTACCGGTGTACTGTAGCCCCTTGAAGGTGATACCATCCTTGTTCTTATATGTCTTAACCATTCTTTGATTGCTTTAGTGTATGATAGATTTCGTCTGCTACCCATTCCTTGACTTCCTTTTCCATCTCTGGGAAGGTCTTGCCTGTGCAGATCTCTGTTGAGTATCCTGGGTGAATGGCGTTTGCTATCCATCCCTCTGCAAATGGATCTCTAACTGCTAAGATCCGCATTCCCCATACTGGGTCCCATACGCATCTCGTAGTTCCGGTCTCCTTACCAGCTGGGCTTACCCACTCTGGGTCTTTCAGCTGTTCCTTGATTTGTTCCTTGGTGATCATAGTCGTTGCTTATTAGTGGTTGAGGAGGAGATAGTATATCTCCCCTACTGATTTAGTATGAGGTTTTTATGATGCTCTCTGCAGATATCTAGGCCCTCTTCTACGGTTTTGCATTTCGTTCCAAAGAGCTCCAATGGTGATACGATCATAGCTTCATCATCTCGGACCATTACTTCATAGAGAACATCGAGGTCTGATTGTGCGTAGTAGTTGTAACTTCTTATGTATGGGTACTCCTTGAATCGTAGTGGTTGGTGTCCCCTTAGTTCATCTTTATCCATAGGTCTCTGTATTAACAAAGCATCCCCAGCCTTCCTATAGAGAGCCGGGGACACCTTTATTGTTAGTTACTATCCTAGTAGTTCTTACCGTGCTTGTAGGGGCGCATCTCATTGTAGCGCATCTTGACCTGGATGTGTTTCATCAGGTCAATACCCATAAGCTCAGCGATGATGTGGATCTCTGCGATGATGTGGCAGAAGGATCCTACGTTACCGAACTCAATGTCGATATTGCCAGCGTTTCGTACGATATACCATACGTGTGATGGCATAGACATTTCCTCGTAGGATTCCGTACGCCCCTCTTCCTCAAGAGTGCGCTTGATCTTCTGCTCGATCATGATGAGCGAGTCTACGAGGTGTGTGCGCATCTCACTCTCTCCGTTGTTGGCCAGAGCGTCAAGCGCGCGGATGACTACGTCTGCAGCCTCGTCCTCCCAGTTGTTCTTGACCTCTTCCTCAAAGCGCTTCTTGAACTTCTCGTCGTCGGTCTCGTTGATCAGCTCGTCGAGATTGACCTTGGTGATGAGTCCTGCACGGTGAGCATTGATCATCTCACCAAGCTCGGAGACGATCATCCCCTGGTAGTGGGATGGTGGAAGCTCCTCATCCCAGAAACCCTTGTTGACTGCGTTCTTGTGGATCTCAATGCCGATGAGGGCGAGATTACCCCAGTTAAATTCTCCTTGATACATGTTCTTACTTGTTATATTACGGTGATTTTCTCAGACAGCTCTTTGCTGTACTTGATCCTGATTAGTTTACCCTTTGTGATATGACTGCTATTTATTCGTCTCATCCTTACGGCGTCATCGACGAAGTTCTGAAGAGTCCTCTTTGAGTACATGACGATGTTTGAGAGAATGAACTGCACAGTACTATCGTCTTCTGTTCCCTTGAGTTTGATAACTCGATCGGCGTATAGCTCTGGGAACACTGATGGGACGTACTGTTCAACTCCAAACTTCTCCATGTACTGGTCTATATACCACTGGTTGAACTCATAGGGCTTACCTATTCCTAGAGAGCACAGCTCTAGCATGTGGAATTGGCTCTGATGGGTCCAGTCTAGGTCAGGTTTGATTGGGATGGGCATGTGGTGCTCTCTCATTGCAAGGATGGATAACCCTATGGATATGACTCCATCCTTTACAGCTATCTCTATAGTCTTGCCTTCCCTATCAAAGTAGGCGCTGGGCATAAAGACCTCGAGCTTGAGCATCTCTCTTAGTTCTTGACTCTCTTCTTTGTTCTCTTCCTCAAGGGCTGCTAGCTGTGTTGCTAAGTTCCCGAAGAGAGCTATCCTTTCTTTCAGATCGCTATCCATTATTAGTCTGATATTAAGAACTCGTTGATGTAGATGTAGTCGTCAGTGCCCTTGTCGTACTCTTGGTCGTTGTTCCAACAGTCTACCTCTAAGAGCTCGCTGAAGGCGATGCCGGTGAGCTTGTAGGCGATATCAAGGGCTTCATCCTCGGTCTTGACGTACTCGGTACCGATCTTGTCTCCTACCTTGTAGTCTACTCGGTATTGCTTTGGGAAATACTTTCCTTCCTTATCGTTAGTCTTGAGGATTCCACATTCACGCATGACCTCTCGATAGTAGATCTTGATACCCTTGAACTCCTCGGCTAGACAGTGCATGAATTCTGATTTGCCGTACATCTCTTCCGTCTCAAGTCGTAGAGTGACTGGCGATTCGGACAGGTCCACCTCGATAGAGTTGAGGTAGGAGCGTGGGCATACGACTTGAGGGTCGCCCTTAACTGCGCCTAAGTCGTACAGCATACCACCAAGCCACGTATTGCCGTTGTTCTGCATGTACTTGTTGATAACGCCATTGATGTATCCTAGGATCATCTCAGGTCCCTCGATGACATATGAGACCGATGAGTATCTTGCTGTATCCATTGTTATGTTAGTTTGTATTTTGCTCTGTTGGCTTATTTCCGGCCCTGTTACGGCTTCAAATCTCCTCCCTGGACACTTGTACTACCGAGAGATTCTGCGGCCTCCTGAAGCTGTTCTACGCTTCTGGCCATAAAGAGGAGCTTTGATGAGGTGGTACCTGCGCTGTCGGTGACGAGGTAAAGACCGAAATAACTCTCGGCTTCCTCATTAGCATCGATGGCGTATAGGACCTTATGGATGGGCGTGTCCTTGAGGAAGGTGATAAGACCAGGCTCGAAGTCTGTGTACTTTTTACCTTCATCTACCTGCCACAAGAGTGATGTCTCCGTCTTCTTCTCTTCTTCAAGCGTTCTTATGGCGAGTGCAGCCGCCCATATCACTAGTCCTATGAGGAAGAAGATGATTATGAATCTGAGTACTTCTTTCATTGTGCTTATACTAATAAAGCCCACACCACCGTGTTAGGGCGATGTGGGCGTACTGTTAGAGTTTGATGGTGTCTCTGATGATCTCCAACATGAGCTTCATATCTATGTAGCTCTCGTGTTCTGCTCGGACCCGATCGACGAAGTGATCCTTTGTAGATTCTTCTCGCCCTTTGACCTCATTCAGGACGTGCTCTGCAGCTTCCCTGATCTGTCTGAGCTGCTTCTTGGGATCTTTAGGAATCACAGGATTGTCCTCTTCCTCCTTGTCGTAGATGCTTTTGATCTTAGTCATAATGGTGTCAGCTACCTTAACCATCAGTCCTGAGTGCAGGTAGTTGGCTACGTTAAGGACGAAGTCCTTATCCTCTCGAGGGATACGATCCTGCGCACAGAAGGATAGTACCTCTGCTATGTTGCGAGTATCGACTTTCTTACCTCGGTCCTTTGGATCCTTCTTGAGATCCTTGAGCAACTCGCGTCGTGCGTAGTCAATGGCCTTGAGGAGATCCTCCTTACCACCCTTGTCACGGAAGCGGATTACGTACTTGAGGATACATCCCTCTGCGAAAGAGAGGTTGAGGTTCTCGATGAGATCCAGAGGTTGGTAGTCGTAACCTTTGTAGTGTTCTCCTCCTACCTGGATTGATTCTAGTTTATCCATGTCTTACTTGTTGTTGTTGGTTCGTTGATGATGCCTTCTTTAGTTCTCTTTACATAGATGCCTGCGTCATCTATGTATTCTTTCAGATCCCTTAGCTCCTGGATTGATGGGTACCTATTCTCAAACTCACATTGATCTATGAGTTGATTTAGGTTACACCTCAGGACAGTGAGCATATTAGATGCGTCACTAAGGTTGGCCAGGATTACTTCTTTTGTACTCATTCCTGTTCGTGCGTTGGGTACTCTATCTTCATCTGCATATCGATAAGGTGAGCAAGCTCTCTCATCTGGTAGTTGCAGATAAGGGTGATTGCGATTATGAGGAAGGTTTGAGTTTCTCTGTCAAACTGCTCCTGTATGATAAAGGCGAATGTATTTGGCAGGTTAGGGTTTTCCGCTAGTACTTCCCCATAGTTACACTGGCTTGCTTTCTTGCTGTTTAACCCTATCTCAGCGTAGTGCTTAGCCTTCTTCAGGTCCTGAAGGCCATTCTTCTTCCGGTATCGTACGAGATATTTGAGGATGTTACCCTGGATGAAGTCGAACTTCATATCCATGATGTACTTCACAGGCTCGTACTTGTACCCCTTGTAGTGGGACTCGCCTTGGTAGTTGTCGTTCTTTTCCATTGTTACTCTTCTCCTTTGGTGAGTTGAATTAGTTCTTCGTCTAGGTCGATGTCAAATGTCCATCCGATATTGAATAGGAATTTCAGCGCCATCAGCGTATCCTTTGCGTTACACATGCTTCTATACACAGCGGCTACAAGCTCCGACTCAAACTCAAAGGACTGGAGGTGTTCCTTCATCTTAGGACTTTCTACAGACTCCTTGTTGTAAATCATAGGGAGAATCATAGAGTAGACCATAGATGACATTACGACCGATTCTGTTAGCTCTATATTGTGAACCACAGTCTCGGCAACCTTGATTAGGTTGAGCTTTAGGATCTTCTTTGCTTTATCTTGATCCTCTATTGTTTCGCTCTTACAAATGAACTTTATTAAGTTCAGGATGATTCCGATGCTCAGAGCTGCTGATCTCGTAGCGTCAGCTGTAGGTCTAATCATATCCTTGGCCTTGTAGATGCGTATTGCATCAGCCACCTCTACGAATCGACCTCGAAGCATAGCCTGTCCTTCTGAGGCTGGGATATCTGCGTTCTCAATGCAGATCTGTCTTGCTGTCTTGTTCATACTATTCTTGCTTTACTGATTTTCTATTCTTTCTTCGTTCTACCATCTTATCCTCTGTACGTAGGACCGAGAGGAGGAGCATCATCGTAGCTTCTTTCGTGAGCTGCTTAGGACTGGCATCCTTATCATCCCTATCCCAGAAGTGATGGTACATGAGGAGACCAGGACCTGATGATTCAATAGATAGCACTCTCTCCGTTCTGATGAAGTAGTCTACCTGCCTATCCGTCCCTGGATGGATCTTAGCGTGTAGTACGCCATCGACCTCATAGTACTCAGGGATGACGACATTGAGCTCTACCTGTCTCTTCATCTCCTCAGGATCGTACTGGGTAGGCATAACAGCATACTTCCATTCCCAGAAGCGATCTACAAGGATATTGAACGTTACCTCCCTGATCCTCTGTCGTACGTAGTTCTTATCTATAGAGCTCGTTCTGAAGCTGGCGTGGTCAAACTCTGCCATAAAGGAGTAGTTCACGTATGCAGCTGCTATGTGAGATGCGGCGTATGGCCCCCTGAAGAACGTCAGGTGTACTCTACGCTCGTTCTCACCACTCAGTCTTTCCTCAGTGTGCTGGATGTAGTAACAGTACTTCTTACTGTTGTTAGGTACTATGAGGTATATGGCCTTGAGTTCGTACGCATAATAGCGATACGGCCAGTTGAGCTTGCATCTTGAGGGTAGCTCCACTAGCTTGTTCATAAGCCCCTCAGCGGTCTTTCTGTCCATTACTTGTGATTCTTAGTTAGTCGTTCTACTGTACCGAGCATGGCAGCTGCTACGGCGAAGAGTGTGGCGTAACCGATCACCTGACCGATAAACCACAGGAAGATGTTGATATCCTCTTCCTTCCAGCCGTAAGTGAGCGTGAGGAAGAGAATACCAAAGATTGATATCACTACTGATAGTGCGTACTGAGCGTTGTTGAGATATGGCTTCATAATCGTATTGTTGTTGTTGCAAAGGTACCCCCATTCTTTTAGGCCGTAAAGGTCCTAAGGCGTAATGCGCTAAGAATACCTACTGGTTATACTATCTTCTCCTCAGGAGCTTTTCCTCAAGCCCCTGTTAGCTTGCTAGCTCATGCTAGCTCTTATATGTGTGTGTTGGTCTTATGGTATAGCGTCCTATGGTAAAGCGCAGGGTCTGATGTTCATATAGTACGCCGCCTTCCCTATTTCTCTCTTCCTCAGACGACAATGCCACCACCTTACAAATGGCAGGCCGTACAAAGAGAACGGAAGGTAAGACGTACTATGTGAACACCCCTACTACAATCGGCAGGTGCGAAGCCGGAGTTTCCAACAGCTCCACACGCCGGTCGTATTAACCCTGTACTCGGCTATAGGCGCGTAGCACTTATAGACCGCTTATACAAAAAAGACCTCCCTAAGGAGGTCTTTGCGCTTTACGCCTTGTAAAGGACGATGGTCTGGTGAGTCTGCTCGTGCGGTACAGGTCCGCAATAGACAGTGGCTCCCCAGCCAATGGTAGTCCCACGGAGTGGCTCTACAGGCTTCTCCGTGGTGAAGTCAAGACACATACGTGCTGTGTCCTGGTCGTAATAGACGAGCTGACGCTTGACCCCAGCCTTGCGTACAAGGTCTAAGAAGTCGCGTAGCATCTGATTCCCAGCGGAAACGATATCAATCGCCTCAATGACCGAAGTCACTGAGGGATTGAGTTCGTCCAAGATGACCATCTGACGCATAGCTGTAAGGCTATAAGAAGTTCATCTTGTAGCGTGGGTCAGCCTCGTAGTTGCCGATGAACAGGTTGTACCCGGCAGGCTGATTGTCTACGATGCGCATCTGGAGGTTCACGTGGAACACCTGACCTGTCTGCTGCGTAAGGGCGATAGCATCCTCGAAGACCTGAGGGCCTTCCTTGGTGCCATTAACCCATACAGCGGTAGGCTTGCCATCTACGCTGATGAAGGCCTGCTGGCGGTCGCCATACTGAGTCTTCATCACAAACGTACTGAGCACGCCGAGCTTCTTGAGGTCAGCCATCTGCGTAAGCTCTACGGACTTAGCCGTAACCGTATATGCGCGTGGGCGCTCTACTACGGTCTCAACAGCCTCCTCAAAAGGATTGACTGGAGTAGCTTCAGTAGCTTCAACGCCGTCTACGTGCATACCCTGAACTTCGGCGTTGTTAAGTTCAGTTGCGATGTTGTTCTGTGCAGCTTCAGCTGCGATCTTCGTCTTGCGAGCCATAATTCTTATTCGCGTTAGAAGTGATGCTCCCTTCCCACCGTGGGTCGGGTAGCGGCGGTCCTTAGAGCGGACCACACTTGGTGAACCGGAGTCAACCGGCGGTACCTGCAGTTCCGTGCAGGCGGTAGAGACGTGGCGATGCTTCGCACCGGCAATGTAGAGGCCGGGAGGATGGCGAAGGCGGAGCCACGGACGGCAGAAAGCCCCGACAAGGGATATCCCCCGCAAGCGGCAGGGCTACCAGCCGGAGGTCGCCAGCCGGAGGAACACCCGCCAGGGTGCAGGCGTAAGCCCACAACCCTGACAAGGGATATCCCCCGACGTTCGGCCGAAGGCCGCAGGGGTTAGAAGATGCGGCTGGCCTGACGGTAGAGGTACAGGCGAGCACACAGGAGAGGGTCGGAGATGCCGACGTAGTAACAGACGGAGACAACAACACGTAGTGCCTTGGCTTCGGCTCTTGTGCTATAGTCGTCCGACTTCCTCAGCTCATCCAGGGCTATAGCACCATTGCGTAGGAGACTCTCCTTGCCGTGGTAGGGAGCCGTCACGAAGATGCTGTTCAGCCACAGAGCGCCGCTCTCTTTCTTGCTTATGCGTAAGATGAGGTGTGCGATAGCACCACCCATCAGGACGTAGAAGGAGGGAAGAGAGCTTGCTACCTTCCTCAGGTACCCATACTTGCGTACGCGATTGTCGAGGATGTCACGCAAGAGCGTAGCTTTCTTCTGGCTGGGCTGTGCCCACTTAATGATTAGACATAGGACGAACTGTAGGATGCGTGCCTTGCTCATCAGCTTGACGATGGCTTCGTAAGCAAGGCGGTAGTTAGTTACTGCGCTATCCTTGGTGCCGGCATTGTGGATGGCCGTGTTAGCGAGGTTGATGATAGCGGTGATCTCGTTGTTGACGTTGATAGTATTCATATCTGTAGGTGTTGTGCCGTTAGGCGGTTATTGTTAAGTATGATAAAGTCACCTCCCCCGGTGTGGGGAAGGTGACTGCTGTTATTAGAAGGGGAGAACGTGAGGATCTTGAGGTCTTACAGGATTTGGATCAAGGCTAGCACAGAAGACTATATGATCATCTATCTCTTCCTCAGGAGAATACGCATAAGACATCTCAATCTCCTGATCAATCTCAAAGTTCTCGATATCCACACTTATTAGAGCGGCATAGATAGCTCGATAATCATCCTCTGTGGCATATTCGACAATGGCATCATATAGAGCCTTGTCCCGAACTTTAGCACAACACAGGACAATAGCCTTCACTGTGCCCATATACCCACTCGGACAGCCAATCATATCATCAGCATCAGCAACATAGCTGTAGGCGTATATCTTACACGCCAGCTGATAATAATTATCAAAGCTAAGGTTAGACAGAAGGACGGACGATTCACGGAGGGTCTTGATTGCTTCCATTGTAGTAAGGTGTTAGGAAGTGAAACAATAATGAACACCACCCCAACCGGGATGGTGTACGACAGAACAATAAGGCAACAACAGCTAAGTATAGCCGTAGCATCAGCACAGATATACACCCGCAGAAAGGCAGAAAGGCGGAGAAAGAGTCCAGCCCCTACCCCACGTCTTCCCATTAGGGCCGTCATCACAACAGCTATTCTGGGTGTTGTTGTCTTGATCACACGGATTGCCGTGCGCAGAGAGGGTGTATTATCTCCTGAGGAAAGGAGAGGTCGTACTACACCCTTGATATGGAGCTGGGCTATACCCCTTGCTGAGCTGCACTGTGGACTTGGTGTCCTTGATGCTTGTACCCTGGCCAGCGTCCTGCACTGGTGAAGTGTACATGGCGAGCTACGACGCGTGTCGCTCGCTATGCTCAGCGGTGGGGTACCCACTTTG